TTTGTCTTTCAATATCCAGCTTTTGAGTTTCTCTGTAATTCTCATTAGTTTGCTTTTCTCTCTGAAGGTTCATTTGTGATTCATACTGTTCAGTTTGTCTTATGTCCTTCATGGCATCTTGGAAGTCAGATACTTGATTTTGATTTACATCTGCCATAGCACCATATCCAGAAGCTCTGATTTCAGCTACTGTAATATCTTTCTGAATCATCTTATCATCTCTTTCAGCAGCAGCTTGGATTTCCATCTGTTTTTGTTTTTCAGCTGAAGCAAGTTGTTCTTGCTGCATTTGTTGTGCAGACTGTTGCTCTTGTTGTTTTTGTTGTGATTGTTTTTCTTCAGATGACTTAAGTGCATTATTAAGTTCAGAAATAGAGTCAGACTGAATAACTTTACCAAGATCATATATAGATGCTCCTGTAGTGTTATTCTGCATTGCCATTTGTTTTAATTGTTCTAACACAGCTCTATGGTTTGCCGTAGTTGTGCAGAATATATTTAGGTCTCTCAAAAGTAAATCAGTTCCATTTACTTGAAAATTAACTTTATCATCAGCTCCTGTGATATAACTTAATCTAGTGGATGGTTTTGTAGAATGATAATATTGAGCAAGGTCAGTACGCATTTGATGCACCCTAGGCATTAAGTAATCACAGTGTTGAATGAAAAATACTTCTGTTTGAGCATATGATGCTGCAGCAGCTTGTTCTACTCCGGTAGCTGTCATTTGAGATAACTGCTGTCCCATCCTTTGAGGGTTTACCCCTATAACTTCATAAGCCTGTTGCTTAAAGTGATTAGCCAACTGAATCCTAGACATTAATCTTTCTGTCTGAGATAGATCAAGTTTTTGGAAATGCTGGAAGTTTAATGCATTCTCTGTATTTGTGATAGATGTATCTAGAGGAAGCATCTGGAAATTCTTCATGGCAACATATGCTTTTGCCAAGTTTCCTTTACCCCAATCTTCTCCTAGTGAATGTCGTGGAAGAGTGTTCTGATCTAACATAATGATAGTACCAAGCTCATCAACTAAGATGTCTGCAATCTGATTGTTAACTATATTGTAACCAATCTGATATGGCTTCATTAAGTCAAGTAATGCAGTTGACTTAGTATTCCTATCTGAGAACACAGCACCTTCCACCGGTAACTTACAACCATATAAAGTACTGTCTCCTTTAAACTGAAACTTTAATGGTCCAATATGATTCTTATCTATACCAATATAGACAGGTGAAAATCCTCCTGGATTATTCATACCCCAGAATGAAGGTATGTTTGGGCCAATCTTTATACCACCCCAAGTTTCATTAATCCAGATCCAATCAATATGTTCTCCATACACTAGATTATCTTTTGTTTTGTTTTTAAACAATCTAGTATCATAGACAGGTTTGTCTTCTACTTTATAGTCTTCAGTTATTATCTCATTTATAACTTCACCATTCTCAGCTATTTTAGTGAGATGCCCAATCTTCCGCTGAGACTTCCAGTAACCTGTAGTTACTCTTAATAGATATGCAGTACCTTGATCAAAGTAATCTTCTCCCTCAGACATTATTTGAGCTATAATATCTCCTCCATCTAGCACTGATCCTGCACGCATTGTGGTATACTGTCTGTATGCTAATGAAGGCATGTTAACATTCCACTCATGACTTTTGGTTCCGTCATAGTATGTACCATCATTTTGATAACCACCAACTATATAACCACCGGATCTGATAGGATAGATTGCTTCTAAAGCCTCTAATTGATCTTTAGTCATAGCATAACCATATCTGTCAATTACATCAGCTACAGTCATCATATCTATCTTACCTACCCAGTTACCTTGTGATATATATCTAGCATCTGGTGACTTGTGATAAAATGTAATAGGCGGATTCCACAACTCTACTTCATAATCATCTTCCATCATGCGGAAATGCCAGAACTCTCTATCTGTAATAAGCATGTCACGGAAACCTCTTTCTTCAAGTTCATCCATCTTAAATCTCTCAACATCTACTTTATGTTGATGGGATGCCCACTGTTCTGCCATAGATCTGTAGTCTTTCTTAAAGAATGATTCTATTTCAGGAAGAGATTTGAGTTTGTCAGGATTTAATTCTGCTTGTGCTTCTTCAGAATCAGGATCTAATCCTTGTTCTAATAAAGCTGCAGTAATCTTAAGTTGAGCATCAGCTAAAAGAACTTCTTCAACAGCTACTCTTTTTTGCTCTAGCATTTCATTATAAGAGTATTCATCTACTGCTCTATAAACAAGCTTAGTTGATCTCTTTGCAAATTCAGCTACTAGAACATTAATAACATTTGGGATGATAGGATAGAACTTTAACTCTAATGCAGAAGCATCTTCTTTTGTTAGTACTTCTACTATATCTCTATAATCATTATCATCTTCAACTATGTAGTCTGATCTGTCTATTACACCTTTTGCAAGTTTGTAGTTCTTCATTAATCTGCGGGCATTTCTGCGGATTTGTTTCAAACCATTCCACTCTAACCAGTCAAGGTTCCATGCTGCCCACTCATCATCTTTATCTTTTTTTAATAAAAACTGTAAAGGCTGAGTAATACTACCCATTCTGTTATGGGAAGTTTTAACACCTTTCTTAGCTTGTAATGCGTTTATTATTTGCATATCACTTATTTAAGATTCTTAAATGGGGATCTTTTAAATCCCTGTCCTCCAGAATAAAAAGATTTACCCATATGCCGGAACGGACTACTCTTTAATTTAAACAAATTTTCTGACTTTTGCAAGTTTTTAGCTGCATCATCCATGATTGTTCTTCTTGTATAACCTCTATTAGACTGCTGTATTTTCATAAATGCAACAAGTGCACAGAATGAAACTAGCCTATCCACGTTGACTCCATCTGCATATGCTCTCATTTCTTTAAGTAACATAGGGTCAGGAATCCTTTCTATACCATATTTAGTTCTAACAATAGTACCATCTGTCTTTGTTTCTATATCTAATTCTTCTTTAGTATATTCTATAGCATAACTAAGAAGGTGAGCTTTGAATAAAGTACCAGTGTTTTTCCAGCCATATTCCTGGAATACATTAGCATTAGCTCCTAGATCTTTTAAGAACATAATCTGACTCTTAGGTACTAAGTATCTTTGTTTCTTTCTAGATATCATATACTGGATGAATAATGAGATGTTATTCTCTATTACTGTCCATGCATTATACCACTCTATAATTAGCTCTAGTCTCTGGTGTGTTTTATTAATATCATCAAACCTTCCGCACCAGGCAGCTACAATCTTATCTGGTTCTATATAAGTCTCTGTTTCTGTACCTGTTACTTTAGTTACTTCTACTGGTGCTTTCATTACATATATAGAACATAATGATTCTGAAGTAGTTGTCTTACCTTCAGACACGGGGTCAATAGATGCATAATACTGTCCAAATGCAGGATCTTTTATTGGTCTTTCCCATACAACAAGTACACCTGTTTTATCCTCTGTATTCTTAGTTACAGGGAATTCCATTATAGGTCTTTTATTAGAGGATCTAACACTAGGTTTCCCATTCTCATCTGTTGAGATATCTAGAAACTCATATGCATATTCTTTATCTTCTATTCTTCTTTCCTGAGCTGTAATAAGATGAGTTGGGAATACAGATACTGTTCTGTGAGCAAAAGCTTCTTCTATATTTCTAGGATGCTGAGATATTCTTAACTGGTATGTCTCCGGGTCAAGTTCTTTTTTCCAAACTTCAAATTGTCTGTCTAAAGCTTCTAAGGCTTCAGTAACAAGTGAGTTACCATATTTATCTATATATGGCGGCATAGACCATTGTTCAGGGATAAACAGTCCGGATAAACCAATAGTACCTTTAGAGTCTATAAGATTTGATTCTACAGAATATACATCATTGTCTAAAGGTTTTACAATCATTTTCCTTAATGGCTCACATTGAGATAAATCACCCACAGATCCTGCAGCTATAAACATTCCTGTAGTAATTAAACCAGATCTCATGGCAGGACGCATATACTCATATGTCTGATCCATCTTAGGAGCAATCCCGGCCTCCTCATGAAAGAAATATTTAACTGGACCACCGACACCATTTGTAGGATCCTTTTCAAATGACATACCTTGTATAGTACCTTTAAGACCTACCTCAGCTTTTCTGTTACCTTTTCTGACTTCAATCTTCTGTTGCCACATCATTACCTTATCTGGTGACATTGGACGGTACCATGCTGTATGCTCATTTAAGAATGCTGCATATTCCTGTAGGAATTTCCAGGAACCTTTCTCATTTATATAATCTTTAAGACTTGCTCCAATCTTTAGTGTAACACCCGCTTCAAACCATTGCTGGTTTATAAGCTTACCCATATGGTAGTAGGAAGATGCTATCTGACGTTTCTTTAAGATAGCTACATGCTTATAGTTTAGTTCTGCTAGTAGTTCATATAAAGCCATATGATACTGAGCATCCCGGATATCAGCAAATCCAAATTGTTGTATCTCTTTGTTAAAGATAGGTAGGAAGTTAAGCCACATGTAGTACTCTCTTGCTAAAAACCAAGCTTTAGTTCCGTGCTTAATTAGTAAACCCTTCCTGCATTTAGCTTTCTGGTCATCCCAGTAGTTAATAAAGTCTTTTGATTTAAAAGGAGCTGTAGTGTATATACCAAGCTTTCTAAACTTATTTGATTCTGATACAAATAACTCTGTACTAACTTCATCAAACTCATACTGACCGGGTTCCTTAAATATTGAACGCAGATATGTAGCAAACTCTTCTCTGCTATCAAAAGATGTGGTAGTCCAATTACCATTATCCCAAGTTGGTATGTCTTCAAAGATTTGACTCATGACTAACTATCATATGCAAGACCCTGACCACCACGGACTTTACTTTGTTGTTCATCCTGTAGATCCTTGTAGACACCTTTAAAGGATTGTCTGATACCATCAAAGTCTTTTGCTAATGCTCTTATCTGAGCTATGTTACCATCTTTACCATCAGTAATCTGTGCAGTAGCTAGGTAATTAGATATTCTATCTAGTGCTTTCTGCATACCCCCGTACGCGCGGGAGGTTGGAGTTTCATATAGTTTCTCACAGAATCTTAATGCATTGTATATCTCAGTATCTTCTGTAGAGAATTCTGCTTCTATCTCCCGCATGATTAATGATTCTTTCTCTATATGTGGTGTATGGAAAAATGGATTCATATCTGGATCCGGACATGTCATATAAAACAGATACTGATATATTTTAAGATAGTCATCAGGATAATCATCCATTATATCTTTAAGAGACTTCAGTGTGTAACAGTGTTCAGTAGGAACAACTGTTTTATTCTGTACATCAAATAGTTTAATCAGCATTTTTATTTCTTTTTAATTTTGGCTTTGTTATCATGAAGATAGTGAATAATAGCATGCACTTCATCTACTAAATAAGGTACTTCCATTGGTATTACTTCTTTTACTATAGGTTCTCCATTGTCATCTAGTTTGGCAATAGGATATCCCCACTGATCTTCTTTTTTTACTTCAAATGTTATATGGTGTATAAATATATTTCCGGGTCTTAGTTTAGGATTATGCTTTAATATAATATACATATAAATGCTGAGCTGTAAAGCATAATGATAAAAGTTACAGTCATCTAAGTTATTTACAGGATGAGACATCTTATCAGATATACCTTCCCAGTTTACATATGACTCTTTCTTTATCTCTTTATTAGTTTTGTAGTCAATGATGTTTACTTTACCATTGACTACTTCCACTAAATCTGATTGTCCACAGATACCTGCTGATCTTAAATAGACCATATGTTCTGGATACACGCCTGGTTCTAATTTTTGTGATGGAGCTATCTTGACACCTTCTTTAACCTCTGCAGGTCTAAATACAGGTATAGTAGTTCCTTCTACACTTAATGATGCTAATGCACACAAGTCATCTTCTCTTTGGTTATGATACCATGTACCAAGAGTAGTGGATCTAGTAGATTCATTATTCCAGATCTCCTGGATAATCTTAGGATCTACTCCAGCCCATTTAGATCTTTTGCTTTTACTTACTTTCTCTGCTACTGCTTTAGCATCAAAAGGTTTTTTAAAATGGGAAACAAGTGTTGTAACACTTATCCAATCAATAGCTTCACCATCTATACTGGAGTAACTATGATTATCTGCATTAAATTTTATCATTTCTTTAATTGTTCTTTTTTCTGTAGCTATAATCTTTAGCATTGACTACTATACTCATATAAAAAAAGGTCTTATTGTTAATATCCCTACTGTAAAGCCGATGCTAAATGCTAAAGCAATAATTGCTCTTTCCTTAAATTTCTTAACTTCAATTGTATAATGGTTCATAGGTAAACATAAAAAAGGATTGATAAAAGCCATCATAACCATACCCATCCAATTTTCATTCATTAAGAATCTAAAACCTGCAATACTATTAGCTTCTAAAACTATTGCTGAAAAAAATACAATTAATAGTTTCCACCATTTTATACTGTACATAATACTAATCTTTAAGATTATCTAATTCTTCTTCTTGTTCTTCTGTAGCTATAGCATCCCATTTACCTAATGGGCACTCTGATGATAATGACCGGGTCTTAAATGCTAATGAGCATCCACACTCAGCACAACAGGGTTGTGTTTTCTTTACAGCACACTCTTTACCTTTAGTATCTAAGTGCTCACAGCCATCACAGATATCATGTCTCATCCGTGCTATGTCTTCTACAAACTCATCTCTAATGATTGAGTTCTTAATTCCTTCTAGGATACCTTTTCTATTCTCCCAGATTGTTTTTAGTACTGCTTTCATTTTTGTTTTTTTTAAATTCTTCTTTTCTTATTTCCTCTAAACTTATTTTATGTTCTAGTTCTATAAGCTGATCTAACTTTAACTCTAAGCCTTTTTTAGTATGGTAAGCTGTAAATGTTGAAGTATCATGCTCAGATAAATTTTTAGTAAATTTTGGTATATGAGATCTTACTAAAGTGGGTTTTGCTACAAAGTGACCTAAACCATCAACATTCATTCTTGGATATTTTAAGTTTACCAATGCTGACCTTATATCTTTGTAGTAGTGTTCAATAAATTTATCTATCAAATCCTCTTCAACATTTAAATCTTCTGACAACTGTTTATATAACTTATTGGCCTTCTTCGGTATCATTGCCTAAGAATTTATAGTCAAGTAAAATTGAACCTTTAGTCTGAATCATTAAGTTTGGATTCAGCATAATCAATTTCTTATTATCTGTATCTTTTATCACAAGATTGTTTTTCTCTGCTTTATTAATACAGTTTCTAACAGTCTGTGGTGATTTAAATATCCAATCTTCTTCTGCAGAAGCATCCAAACAAAAGTTTGTAAGTTCTATAGGTTCATTAAAACTTAACAAGGTAAGACAGTTCAAATCAGATTCACTCATAGTTATACGGTTAATATAACAGTGTGTGAGTATCTGAAATTTTACAACATCCCATTTAGGCATCTTGACACGCTTCTGTACCTGATTAACAAGTGCCATTATTAATTCTTTTTAAGCTTTCTTTTAGCTGTTTCAGGATTAACTCTTCCTTCTAATTCCACACCTTCTTCATCAAGATCTTCTTCTAATGGTTCTGGATTGTTTATCTGATACATAGTAACTGCATACTGATGATCATACTGTAATCTCTTAAGTTTATTTTCTGAGATATCAGCTAATAACTTTTCATATTCAGCTTGTGCTTTTAAGTAAGGTAAGGCATCTTCAAAGAATTGTTTCATCTCTTCTTTCCTTGCTGCCAGCTGTTCTGGAGATAGATTCTCCATTTGTTCTTGTTGGTTTTCCATTGGTTTTTAATTTTAAGTTTAAGCAAATATACAATAAAAGTTTAAACCAGATATATTTAAAACAAAAAATCCAGGCATAGAACATACCTGGATTATAGAAGTTTCTATTAATTATTTAAAATCTTCTTGGTCTTTTTTGTGCTCTTCTAACACTTCCAGATACAGCTTTTCTGTTAAATCCGTGACAACCTTTTCTTGGAGGCCATCCTTGACATTCAGCATCTGTCATACCACCTTCAGCATAGTTTTTCATTGATTTAATCATTGGAGCTGGTCCACCTTTTTGCATTGATTTACAGAAGACCATTGCATCTGTAACTCCTTTTAATCCATTTTTCATAGTTATCTATTTTTAAGTGTAAAATTTAATATAGTTAGAAGGTAGAATTCTCTGGAATAATCTAGTTCTAATGTGAATACATCTAATGCTGAGATTCTAAATCTTAACATTACTTTATCCCATTGTCTTCTTGAACCTTTCCAGTTGTTTCTAAACTTCATTACTTTTTATTTATAAGGTGCCCGCTTTCCCCGTCTTTGTTACTTTCATCTTGGTTCTTTTTTTTGAGTGACATAATTCTACCAGCAGTAGTAATTCCAAATGCTCCAAGTGTAAGAATCATAAAGCCATCAAAGATAAACTCTTTTATAATAAGTTCTCTACCTAGTATACCTGTAATTACATCCACTATTAAAATAAATGCCATAGCAAAGAATGCTACTACACCTACAAATGCTTGCTCATTGATTTTATTGTCATCTGAGATGAGCTCTCTAAAAAACTTTTTCATAGTGTGTCTGATTTAGTCTTACCCCAGAAGTTCTTCTGTTCTTTAATAACTACTGTATCATGAATAACAATAGTGTCATGAATGTAAATTCTTACCTTTTTAATAACCTCAATGGTTTCTGCAACTGGTGTTTGTGCTAATTCACCTTCTGCTGTTAATACAGTTTGCTCAAGCTGTTTTACATCTGACTCTAATATGACATTCTCTTTAGTTAATTTTTTATTACTAACTTCAAGAGTTATTGCTTTATCAACAACGTCAACATGCTCTGTACCACTCTTAAATATTTGAGTAATCATAAGACCCATGATTATTATTATAAGTCCTAGTAATATAAGCTTGTTTTTCATCGCTTAGAAATTATAATGTCTTGTAATTTTTCCAATGCCTTTGTATTATTATTCAAGGCTTCGGTTGTTTTATGAGCATCTGAAGCAATATAAGTAGTGAGTTCTTTTTGTAACTCATCCACTTTAGATTTTAACTTATCTTCTGAGGCAATCTGTCTTTTCAACATAAACCATAAAACAGCTCCTAATCCAAGTACAACTACACCAAGTGCACCGTATTGTGTCAATGTTTCAAATACTCCAAATGATGGAGCTTCAGCAGAAAGTACCATAGTGTTTATTTTAAATTGTTACTTATTAAATTTTTTAACCCAATACTTAGATAAGAATGTACCTGCTTTTTTTAATAAAGCATTTTCAGATTCTACTACTACAGTAGTGCCTTCTTCTGTCTTAGTAACATTGATATCAAGTTTTTTGCTGTCCAATACAAATTCTTTATTCTCTCCATCTGCATGAACTTCTACATCAACTTTTTCGGTATCAACTACAACATCAAGTTTCTAAACTTCATTACTTTTTGTTTCTTTTAGCAAGACGTTTTAAAACCCAAGCTCCATACACTTTACCTACTTTCTCTAATACTTTATTAGAAGCTTGTACTTTAACTTGTGAACCTTCCGAATTTCTGGTTACTTCAATATCCAGTTTAGGAGTATCAATAGTAACATGTTGTTCTGTTTCTGTAGCATGTACTTCTACATCAACTTTAGGTGTATCAATAATTACATCTAAGTTTTTCTTGTCTTTCTTAATGTAAGCTCTTTTAGTTTTTGTTTTTACTTCTAGCTCTACATTAACTTCTTTTTTCTTTCTTCCCATTGTTATTTGTTTTAGTTATTAAATTTAGGAGCCTATTTCAAAGTGCATCCAATCAAAATTCTTTTCTCTTCCTAGTGATATAAACCCATGTTTGTAGAATATATCAATCATTGCTTTATATTCCGGTCTAGCAAACCTAGCAGTCTTAGATGTTTCTTTTAAAGTGTTTCTAGCAGGATCTAAATCTATTGCTATTCCCCAAGAGTGTCTTGACCAAGCAGAGCCTCCTCTCATCTTACGGAAGTTAAAACATCCACCAAACAAGTCTATACCTAACTCTTTAATCTTAGGTAATCCATAGGTAGCTAGAATATCTTTAAACACATCTTCAAAACTACCAGCAACTAACTTATGACATCTTAATTTAGTTACAGTAGTGTCAGTATCCCAAGCTAATCTCATTGGATAAGGCAGGTTTACAGTTACTAAGTAACCTTCTCCTGTTATATTGGGAGTACCGTACTTCTTAATTGTTTGCTGCGTTGTCAACATCTTTTATTTTTTTAGTATCCTCAACTGTTAGTTGTGATAATGTAGCAGCTACTGTTCCTGCTGTTACTACATATGTTGCTACTGTTACTACCGCTGCTGGTAATGCTACTGGAGCTGCAATAATTACACCTGCTACTGTTCCGGCTACTATTGCAATTTGTTGTACTCTTTTCCAAAACTTTGGAGTCTTAGAGTTCCATCTTTTTTTTAATTGTTTCATCTTTTGATTATTAGTTGTTTTACTGCATCTGACAACTCACTTACATTCTTTGCCAGATTTTTTATTTCTAATTGAGTAAGCTCTTGAATAGCTTGGTATTTTAATTCAGAACTCTGTTGAACTAGTTCTATCTTACCTTTTAGTTTTCCTAATTCTTCAGCTCTTTTTTGATCTGTTTGTATTAAAAGCTCAATATCTTTTCTTGCATCTAAATAAGCAGTTCTTAAAAAGAATCCAAATATGGTTAATATAGTACCTGCTATGAATAGTATTAGTGTTAAAACCCAATTTTCCATTTGTCAAATAATAAATATATACAGTATAATATACAAAAAAATTTTAATATATAATTATAATTACTTAGTTAATTTGATACTTTGGTAGCTCTACATTGTTAACCCAATCAATGATATCTTGATCTGACCAATCAGATGTGTATGTGTATCCTGGAAAGTCAACACCAAAGATTGCAGAAGGTGTTGAGAGCAATACATTTGCTGTGCATACTTTATTGATTATGTCATCAACAACTGTTGTGACTGTCACTGTTGGATTGATAATCTCAACATTGAACTGAGGGAATTTATAAGTTGCCATATTATGATAGTGTTGTTCCTGATACGTTAAATGTTCTTACTCTGAAATAAGTATATGATGTTGTTTTAGTTTGTTGTGAAATTAATCCTATATTACTAAGTGCATACGCAAGTGTAGTTGCTCCAATAATTGTAGTTGAACTCCAGTATACTCTTCCTGTTGAAGATAAATTGAAAGGTGAATAATTCAATAAATTATTTTGGTCATTAACAAAGTTCAAAAGATTAAAAATCTCCCTAATATTTGGTAATCTCCATCCACTTGTAAAAGTTCCAACTGAATAAGAAAGTGAATCATCAATAGCAGTATTCCAAGTTTGACCCGTTGCTATTGCTACTCGTGAAATTCCTAAAACCCTTGTGCCGTTATAAGTACTCCAATCAATGACAATGTTGTTTGTGTATGTCTGACCACCAAGCTCATCAGTAAATCTATTGGTATTACCAAAAGGATTATTACTTGCTAAGACTGTAAATGATGTAGCTCTTCCAGCCTCAAGGTCACCATCATCACCAGTTCGATAAGATGTTGTCTGACCTGTTTTCATCAATGTTGCTCCAACAGGAGGGTCAGATACTGGTTTTATGTCTATTCTTGTACTCATATTTATCTACTTACTTCTTCCCAATCCATTGATGCAAATACACTTTCATTATTTGTACCTGCCGTTAAAGCTATTGTAAACTCATAAGGAGTTCCTGTTAATCCATCTCTTTCTAATTGATTACTAAACAATGCAGCCTTTAATATATCAATAGATACACTTGTACTTGCTGTAGCTGTAAAATATCCTGATGCTATAATTCTCCCCCCTGCAAAAGCAGTTCCTGTTAAATTATATTCTACAGAAGTATTTACTCCTGCACTAATCCAAGTTCCACCTGTAGTTGCTCCTGATGATATTAATTGCCAATTGTAATTACCAGATGTATTTCCTATTATAGAAACAGCTGTAGCTATAGCTATTCCATCTAATCTAGTTGATTTTAATCTTAATGAAACTATAGGATACAATGTGCCTGCCGTAGTTAAGGTCTTAGGTGTTGTTATTGGTGTACCTACAGCCTGTTGTAAACCACGAAGCTCATATCCTCCTTCTGACAATACAGTAGAACATATTTGCTTCAACCTACTTGAACTAGCTGTAGCAGCTGTGTTAGTTATCTCATACCTCAACGGCAAAGAAGCTGTAGTAATATATGTAGATGTAATTAAATTAGCGTGGTTGAATTTATGGCAAACATAATAATTGCCATCTATAATGAATCCTATCCTAACTGTTCCCACACCTAACCACTCCAAGTCCATAAATAAGATCTGAGCTTTTGTTAAGTCAAGTGTAATACCACTAGGGCCTGAACCATCCATCTTATCAACATTCCAATTTGCTTGAGCAACTGAATTATTTACTAATAATCCTGAAACAGAACTTCTTTCAACAAAACTTACTGCGCTGTCATTCTGTTCTAGATAATATCCATTAGATGCCCCATAATATCCAACCCTTTGTCTAAGCCCTGTCTTAGCAGCATTCATTACAAATGTATTAAGAACAAGAAGACTCTTACCAGGTTGATAAGAAAACACCTTTGTGGTTTCTCTAATAACTTCAGAACCTGATGCTGCTGTTACACCTAAGTTTATTAAACCTTCATTAGCATCAAATGTAGCAGACCCACTTACAGCAGTAGCTGTTGACCACAAATTATTATCTGCAAATCTATGACTAGAGTCAAATAATGTAAATGGTTCACTTACTCTTATTCTACCAAATGCATCAGCCAACATTTGATCATTAGCCAATAATGATTGATTAGATATACCAGAAGTATTTATAATTACACCCATTATATATAATTATATGCAACTAATAACGCAGCACCTGCATTAGTTGTGGTATCCCAATATATGTTAGTTCCTTCATAATAATTCATAACAGCACCTGCTTCTAAGTTTAATGTTTCCCCTGGGGCAAGATCAGTGTAATTTGACCCAGCATCTGTAGAAATCTTAGCATTAGCAGTTCCCACACTAGCAAAAGAAACAGATAATATTATTGGGAAACCAGTAAGATCGCTATCTGAATTAGTAAATCTTCTGAATCCTGCTTGTACTATACCATTTGCTTGTTCAGCAGCTAATACAGTAGATACTGAATCACTTGCCTTTTGCTGACCTAATGGATTTACTATATTAACATTTAAGGCATTAGTAATAATTGATTGAAGTCCTTGTAGAACTTTCCACTGGAATGGTAAATTATTACCTTGGTTTCCTGTATCTTTTAAATTTCCTATTGACATGGTTTTTATTTTTTAATATTATCCTAGTAACCAATTTGTACCATCTGAAAATACAGGTACTATATTAGCACCGCCACCTACAGCCTGAACACCAAAGTTTCCTGATGCGAATGCAGTAGAATCAGCAATCATAGCTCTTGCTCCAGGTACTGAAACAGGATTTGGTAATGTAGCTAAAGTTACAGCAGGAAATAGAATTGTTGCATTTCTTGTAGAGAATTCCCATGTAAAGTTGCCACTGATAATAACATCACCAAATATACCATCTACACTATTACCTGAAATAAGACTAATATCTCCTCCTGGTAAACCAGTTGCTGTAGTGTAACCAGCTCGAATAGTTACAAAACCACCTTCTCCTTGGCTACCTGATACACTATTACCAGCATCACCTGCTTCAATTCTAATATCTCCACCAGAACCTGCATTAGCAGCATTACCGTCAGAACCATCTCCAGCATATATATTTATATCTCCACCTTCAGCTTCAGCATCAAAAGTACCTTGATCACCTCTTAGTGTGATATCATCACCTGATTCAATAAATATGTCATCTCCACCAAGTGTTCTAATAAATAGATCTGCTCCTAAACCTGTGGTTTGAATTGTTACATCACCTGGACTAAATGTTAGCTCAGCATCACCTGCATTATCAGTTAGTACAACTTCTGATGTACCGGCAACTAGTCTATCAACAGGTATTTGACTACCAAGATCTTCTACAGTCATTGCATTTGTCAACCAAGCATCATCACGTTTACTATCTCTAGTAGCAACAGGTACTAATGTTTGTGCAGGGTCAATTGTTTTAACTAGTCTTCCGCCCCTTAACCAGTTTATAAAATTAAGTATATCCATGATTATTTATTTTTTATGGTACAGCAGTTGTACTTAATACACCAAGATCTGATACAGTTATTCTATATCTAAAACCACTTGGTGATGATGTAAGAATTAATCCTTTACCTGCTTCTTCAGTTTCTATATCTCCGGTTTTAACAACTAGATTAGCATCAAGAGAAAATGCAAAACCGTTACCAATAACTACTTGACCATTACCTTGTATGATTAATCTATCTGTACTACTATGAGAAAACTTAATTGGGAATGTACTATTATGACTAAAGAAAGCAGCTCTATCAATTAAAGGGTTAGCACTAATATTGTTTACACCAAAGTTAAATGATGTAGCTGTATTTGACATTTGATTACTAATTCCAAGTCCACTATTTGATTGAACAGTTCTTAAACCATTAGCATTTGTAATTACGTTTAATGCATAACTGCTAGTATTTGGAGTACTTCCTCCAATACCAATTCTTGAAGCTCCTGGAGTAGCTGAAGGAGTAGTTGATAGTCCCATAGTTGGTGCCCACTGTGTACCCGTCCAATATTGAGTTTGACTTGTTATAGTACCTGGTAATCCTGATCCAGATGGTCCTTGTATTCCTTGAATACCTTGAGGTCCTTGTGGTCCTGTAGCTCCTTGAGAAGCCAATAGTGCCCAGTTAGTTGGATCTAAGTCAGGTGTAGTTACTGAAGGTCCTACGTTAGCAATACAAAACCAAGATGCTCCACCATATCCTACAGCATCATCAACAACATACACACCAGAAGCAGACCATGCACCCTGCCAATTTAGTCCTGCTGGACCAACGGGTCCGGGCACACCCTGTGGACCCTGCGGTCCTTGTGCACCTGATGGAATTACTGAAGCTACTTGAGCTGTAAAGTCTTGTACTGATATAGCACCTGCTAAGTATTCATCATCTCTTCTACCGTCCTTAAGACCAACTGGTAATAGAGATTTAGCCGGATCAACAGATGTTACTTGTCTGCGTCCTCTTATCCAAGAAATAAAATTTAAAATATCCATGATTATTGTTTTTATAAATATACACTATAATATACAAAAAATATTTGATATAAAAAAATCCCCAGTTAAAAAACTGAGGATTAAGTTGCTTAACAGGTTAACAAGTTATTGCGGAAAAGGAGATGACAGAGTATTAAGCAACAAGATATCCCATTAAAAATGCCAATATAATAATAAGTCCGATAAGCATATTTGCAAATTGTCTACCATTTTTATCATCTTCATAATAGTTATGCATCTTATTTAGTATAGGTTTATTCATTGCATTTGCAACAAACCAGAATACCAAAATAAAACCTAATAATACAAATGCAAATATGTATTTCATGTTGACAAATATAAAGATAAAATTTATTTATCCAAACTTTCAATTCTCTTTTGGAGATATACTATGGCTTTTTCTAGATCTTCTTTATACTTTCCTGGATTCTTTTTACCAGCTCTTACTACATATTTAATGACGTTACCTAAATAGAAGTCTCTATCCAGACCCCATGCTTCTAATACTTTAAATACTTCATAAGGATTAGACTCTCCGCCATAGTATACAGGTCTAGGTCCAGGAGATAGTTTTACTACCCTGTCAGAAAGATCTTTAGGATTTCCAAATGTAGATGTAACAATACTAGTGTTATTCCCATAGATACCTTCTGTCATAGTTGGATAAGGAGATACCGGAGTTTTATTTTTATCCATGACTACCAGATTATAACAACATCACCTTCATTAAGGAGAAGTTTAATCTCACCATCAATCTCTATTCTCTCTACAGTCTCCATGTTTAGAGCTCCTGTTCTAACATATACTTCATCACCTACAGCTACTTCTTCTACTTTATCTCCTATAGCATATACAGTAAGTTTACTCCAAAGCTTGGCTGCTTCCTGCATCATAGCTTCTTCATCTTTTGCAGACAGTTCAATAACTGACTTCTTTCTCTGCGGCACATTAAGCAATATAGCCCGGCCTCTTAGTTTTTTAAATGTTGACATTACTTATTCTTTAGTGTTAAAACTTTTACTACTGACATAGATGCATTTAATATCTCTCCTAATGCATGATCAAAGAGTAAGCTTTTCAAGGGCCCTCTTTCATTCTCATAATCTGTCTTTAAGATCTCAGCCATTTCTGCTGCTAGTAACTTTACTTTAGTTACTGTAGTATCATCTAGATTATCTGGATCTAATCCCATCAACTGATGTCCAAAAGGAACAATCTTGTGTTCAATAATCTCCGGGTTATTCTCCGGCATTGCATAAGTTGGTTTTTCTTCACTCATTGTATTTGGTTTTAATTTGTTACGCGTCATATTTTTGTTTAGCACTAGGTTTAGTTTCTGGTTCTTTATCTTCAGGAAGAGAATCTAAGATATTCAACTTGATCTTTTCTAATAAACCTATAAGAGCTAGATTACCATAGGCTTCTTCATGTAGTCTAACCTCTAGGCCTTTTTCTTTTTCTGTAATAGATATCAATGTTTTATCTGACATATTTAATAATTTACTTAGTTCATCATAGAGCTCCCGGGCACGGAGGTTATCCATGCCGGTATCTCTAACTTCTTCAGTTAGCTTTTCCCACAACAGCTTTTGCTGGGCAGTCATTAGTAAATAAATAATTAGGAGTTATTGCTCTCATGGTTTGTTGGTGACACAAATATATAAACTATTTTAATTTAAACTAAAAACCCCAGAAAAAATTTCCAGGGTTCTCAGCACAATTAATTAAATTTTCAGTTATGAACTAGTACAAATATACAACTTATTTTATATCTCTACCATAAGTTAAATTATTTTTTGCACGGATGTCTTTGTGAGTAAACTGCCAGAACTCTCCGGTGGCTGTAATAATCACAGTATAGATAGTATCCGTCTCATGCCCATAGTCAGTAATGATCCATATGATCCCAGAACCTTTAGGTGTGTTTACCTCTATCCTATTAGTTGGTTCATACATCATAGTTCTCAATCTTTATTCTTTCATCTCTATCTACTAGAGTGTTATAAAGTTCTATATCAGTAGACCACTCTGCACCTGTCCAGAATTCAAACCCCGGGTAGTTAGCTTTATACTTACAGCACTGCTCATACCCACCAAGTAGATAAACATACTCACAGTTCAGAAGCTTTGCAGTTTCACACTCCATCATCTGAGCTACTGTACCTAGAGAAAGTTTAGGATCTGCATAATCCCATATAAACTGATATGCCACAAACTGTGTATCAAACTGTTTGTATAAACTAATACCAACAAGCTCATCTGTTTGATACTCTATAACAGAACAATCCTTGAATGACTCTAGCTTGATATCTCTTTTGAAGCCATGATGCTGACAGTATTTGTTGTATAGTTCTGTGTACTGTTCTAATGATACATCAATATTTCCAGCTTCTACTATAATCTTTTTGGATAACTTCTTAGTAGTCTTAGATGGTCTATATTTAGCTAAATTAATTCTAGTACTGCGCTCATTATACCACTTACCCTCCCACGGTATCCATCCTTGTAGTAATGCATCTGTGGGAGATTCATTAGGTTCTAATATTCCATATGCACAGTTGATAATTAACTCCAGGTCACTTACTTTGCCAAAGCCTTGGACATGATCAAAGTATACTTTCATTTTTTGAAGAACCCTTTTTTAGGTTGCTCCTTCTTATCAAACCCTAGCTTATCAATAATCTTGTTAGCTTCATCTTCAGCATAAGTAATAACCTCTTCTTCTTTATCCTTGACATTCCAGTTATTAAGTAACAAAGCCATATGCATAGTCTCATGCATAACTGCGGTAGCTTTCTCTGTAATAGAGTACCTCTTAAATGTACCTAGGTTAATAAACAGAAACGGGAGATAAGGCTTCTTAGCAGTAAGCTTCTTATCTGCTGGGTCATAGTTAGTCCACCCATAAATATAAACCCCGTTGCCTACAGTCTTATCTACTTCTTCTGCCTGAGCATCTTTTCTGTTCAACCCGTGCATCTCATCTACATCATAGTAGTCAAATATCTTGGTAGCATCTTCCCCGGCCAGGAGCACATACTTACCCATGTCATACTTTTTCATATCTACAAATATATACAATATCTAATATACAAAAAAACCCAGACAGTATTTCTTGATCAGAGAAACTTATCTGGGGTTGTTACTAGTTATACATGTTGGTACCATGCTTTCCCAGTAACCAAAAAGTCCAGTGTAGTGAGCAGATCTTACGGTATGCTGTCTGGAACTTGGCCTATGTCTATCTCAACACAGGGGGGCACACTTATTAAAAAACCCCAGACTGTAGCTCCGGGGCTTTTAGTATTAATCCTAAAATGAAAGTTATTAGCTCAACAAATATATACATAATTCTAAACATACCAAATTTTTTTAAGATAATTAAGTTGTAGTATATAAGAGTGTGAGATGGGGCATATAGCAAAAACCCCCGGGGCTCTGAAAAAAAGTGGCATACCCCCTATGAAGCTGAGGGAGCAAGCCTGAATCTAGGAAAAAATCTAAAAAACTCTGACACAGGAAAAGTGTGTGGATGCTAGCAGAGACAGAACAAAGCAGAGACAACAGATGCAAAAGCTAAGCAGAAGACTATGACACAGAGGGGGGAGGGTGCTGAGACAACCGAGGCAGCACACCAACCACACACACAGAGAAGACAGTATATAGCACAACTTCTATTGTATGAGAAACTAATAACTATGACTGCAAACCAACTATTTGATTTAGCTGAAACGCTAGATAAAGCAATTGCTACCTTAGAAACAGAAGGTAAGACATTTAAAGAACTATATGAGCTATCTGATTTAAAAGCATATAGAGCTTATGTTCAAGAAGGTATTGAAGCTGCTGTATCAGCAATGGAAAGTAATACAGGGGAATAACCTGTATTGCTTTTTAATTCAGCTTTTATTGTATGAAAACTAAAAGCTATGAAAAGTTAAACACTACAGGGGATGATATCCCCTTTTTTTTCTGTGTTAGACAGCTTTTATTGTATGAGAAATTATATACTATGAAACAATTACTTAAGTTTATTGTGCTATATGCTTCAGGCCTTGGCACATTCTGTTTATACTTCTTCGGAGTATTATCTGTAGAACCAACTGCACCAATGGTAGGTTTAATTACTATGGGTATTATATTAGCAGGTTGCTCCATTATGGGAATGCTTAACCTAATAATGCACATAGAAGAAAAGCTACAAGGTGCATAGCATTAAGAGAGAGACAATGTCTCTCTTTTTATTTTTCAGCTTTTATTGCCACAGAAACTATACATATGAAACTACGTGTTGACCTTTATAGTTTTCTTGCATCAGATGCAGGAGAACTAACTAAAATGCAAACTAGATTGAATCAATGGATGACCAAAGGTATTCTCAAGAAATATGAGATACATACTGCGGGAGAATACATTGTGTTTAATGTTTGTAGAGTAAAAGAGCAGGGAGAATAATCCTTGCTCTTTTTTATTTAAACAGCTTTTATTTAATGATAAATTATACATTATGACAAAGGCATTAAGATTCCCTGAAGATTTTATCAGGAAGGCACACCGTGTAATACCGGGTGCAACTCATTGGACATTTCAATATCCTAATGAAGATGAAATGATTAGTGTTGTAGGAGGTGGATTTGGATTAAAAGGAGATGGTGTAACTACATTTGAAATGTGGGACACTAGATGTATGGAAGATCCAATAGGTTATGTAACTGAAGAGTTCATTAACCAATGGTTGAAAGACATTATAATTAAGGAGCAATAGCTCCTTTTTTATTTAATACAACTTCTATTGTGTGCTAAACTTATATTATGGAAAATACAACTTGTGCCTGTTTACTAGGTGATGAAAACCATTGTAATTCTTGTGCTGAATTACAAGCAGAGTATGATGCATATTGCTTAACAGCATATGAATCATATCTACAGTATAAAGAAGAAGAAGGCTTATAAACCTTCTTCTTTTAAACAGCTTTTATTGCATTAGAAATATATATTATGGTAAAAGTTATTTTCATTTGGTTGTTACTTACAGGACAAGTTAAGTATCAACAGACTATGGATGGCCGGAAACAGTATGCACTGTTCTTTGAAGACGGCAAAGTTGTAGACTATGCTACTAAGCATGAGATCTATGAATACATAGAGACCGGAACATTTGAGTATGATGAAGACTTAGGGAGATAATCCCTAAGTTTTTATTTCAACTTTTATTGTAATAAAAATATATACAATATGATAACAAAATTTATGATTGATGAGATTGATGGGATATTAATCTTATTAGGAAAAAAAGCTGACAAAGCTATGTTAAAAGCATTTGAGCAATTGCCGGAAGAAGAGATAAAGGCTTACAGGGATAGTTTGGTAGAAGAATACCATATAATACACCCTGAACATACATTGTTAGTTGTATAGTTTATGGGGGAAGAAATTCCCCCTTTTTATTTATACATAGCAACTTTTATTTTATTAAAATTTAAAACTAACAACTATGGTAACAGCAATTCTTTGGGGATTTGTATTCTTATTGTGTTATGTTAAATACCGCATAATGAGATAATCAGTAAGGGGACTATATCCCCTTTTTCATTTAACAACTTTTATTTTAAGAAAATTAAAACTATATAATATGAACTTTGAAAAAGCATTTAAAAGTCTATCAGGTATGGTAGACCGTTCAGTAAACTATCACAGTTATCCTGAAGAAAAAAGAATAGACTATCATTTTTTAGCATACAAATATAAACAGGCTCTTGAATCATTTAACAAAGATTGCACAAGTTGGTATGCTGAAGTTGATATTGAAGATTTTGAAAAGAAATTAAATTCTTTTGCACACAATATCTGTGAATCAGGACTGTATAGACCTTGGAAAGAAGGGGAGTAATATCCCCTTTTTAACAACTTTAATATAATCTAAATTATATACTATGGAACAAGTAACTATTGTAATTAGTTGGGAAGAATATGAAACTATGCTTAGTGCTATTAAGGCAATGAACAGTATGGTTGATTCAGACAAACTAGAAAAGCTCTATGTAAAGTTATATATGGAGAGAAAGATAGAGAGGGTGTAATACTCTCTTTATTTTTTTACAACTTTTATTGAAATAAAATATTAAAATATACACTATGAAAAAGTTAGAAGCTTACAAACAAGCAAAAGCAGATTTTGAATTTGCACAAGAAATGTGTTCTCAATTAATGGAATCAATAAATTCTATTCCTGAGATTTATGTTAACAACAACATTTCTATTGACAAGGGTAGTTCTGATAAACAATATGTCTTTGCAATAGGCGTGTTGAATAGCCAGATTAATGCTAGTAAAGAACTTGGTATGGATTCCAAAGATTATGAAGAATCCAAAGCTAATGTTCTGAAACTTAAACTTGTGTGTGCTGATTATGGTGCTTGGGACAGATATCGTACTGAATTATACAGATATCAGGCAGACATACACAAACTGTTAGACAAAGATGATTTGTTTCAGTTGTTGGAAGCACCTGTTAAGCCATAGATATAGGGGACATTGTTCCCCTTTCTATTTACACAGACAACTTTTATTTAATCTTAAACTATATAATATGGACACAGAAACGGTATTACACATTATTGCAATGCTTAATGCAAAGATTAGTCTTTATGAAAGAGTCATAAAAACAGATAGTGATTTGATTTCTTATGATAAATATGAACTTAGCATAGCAATAGATACTCTAAAAGCATTTAGAGATGACATACAAGAAGGTATTATAGAGCCACTTGTAACACAAGCAGAAAATAAATTAGGGGAGTAATCCCCTTTTTATTTAAGCTGAGAGAGAGTTAATAACAGACAGTGTTGGAAGCCTTCGGCTTAGCCTTTTGCAACTTTTATTGTAAGAAAATTATTATTAACCCAAAAATCAAAAAGTTATGATTGAAAAGAAAAAGATTGCGTTGGTGTTTAAGGAAGAAACAACACCTAGTGGTAATGTGCAAAAGGTTGCCAACATTAAGGCTACCTTGGTTAGATTAAGTGATAAAGAGTTCACTTACACTAATGGTAACGGGGATACCCTAACCTACAAGTTAGCAACTATCAGGTTTACTGATGATAATGGTAACAGCCACACCAAAGCTGATATAGTAGTGTATAGTACTAGCTATGAGCAAGGTATGGAGGTAGGGGAAACCTACTTAGGTAAAGTTTCTAGAAGCAAGAATGCTGATGGAACTGCGCGTAAACCTTGGTACACATTATCAAGCCTTGTTGTTGCTTCTGAGAATTCTGATGATGACTTTGAGGAGGTTGAGGTATCTGAGGAAATTGGGATATAATCTCAAGGATAATAGGGGTGTAGAAATACACCCTTATTATTTTTAGTGAAGCCATAGTATATACTATGTGTTTAATTGTCTTTCAGACAATAGCTTTAAGCAACTTTAATTTTAAAAAAAATAGTTAGACTGTTTCAGCGGTCAACTACCGGTCAACAACCGCTGATTGAATGGTCAAGACTAAAGTGCACAGTTATTGCATACTACCCCCGGGAATGAAGATACCCATAGTGTAATATATGTGCAGTAATTAATAACAAACTGTGAATGAATGTAGGTTAGTTTGGGGTTGAGTGACAAACTCTCAGCATTATTATACCAACAGAAACAGTCACAGAATGCTTGTGAAAGCTTATACAATACTAAGTATATGGCTAATCATAGACTTAGCATTACACAGAATCAGTAATACACTACTATTACTACTATTATATATAGTATTAGTTAGATGAGCACAGTAAAGGCTTCCGGGAAAGCAGTAATTTCCGGTCACAAGTCCTATTGTTTAGCATAGTTAACACAGCAGATAGGCATTACCTTTGTTACAGTTTATTAGTTTACTGTGGTGTTGTAGCACCTAGAATAACTAATGGTGGGTTATACCTAATAACAATACTCTTTAACTTCCCGGTTCATAGAGATTCAGTATGTAAGAACCGGGTTTCTGTTGAGCATTCAGATTCAGCTCACAGAGTGATAGTTTATTATCACTACAAGGGTAGATAAATGTTACTTTGTAACTGCCATAGTCCGGAGATTTGTCTGGGTAGCAATACCAGATCGGACCGGTCAATGAAAGGCTATGGAATGTCATAATAATATTGTTATTGTTATTATTACTGTTATAGTACCTAATGAATCTGATTTAACCACAAGGTTTCAGGCATAACCCCTCATCCTGTAAAGCAGGGGTTGACTTGTGGTATTAATACATTGCAGTTGTAAGAGGAAACCTGTTGAGGTAGTGAACGTAATCTTATAACTGTGGTGTATTAATTAACTTATAGAAACTTTATTTATTCACTTAAACTTATACTTAGAATGGAAAAAACAGTATTAAATTATTGCAGATGGATTGTCTTTGATAACAATGTAGTTAAATACAATGTAGGAGAAGATACCCATGAAGGTTGGTATGTTAATGATTATGGTTATTGGAAATATAAAATCTTTTCTACTTATGAAGTAAAAAATGGTGTTTCCGGTAATCATACTGTATTAGGGCATACTAATGAAGAATATACATTTCCTTATTTAAGGAAATTTATGTCTTCTGCCTATCAGTAACCTTTGTGAGTCCTAAGCAGGACTATAAACTGCTTATTTTATAAACTTAAACCTAAACTTAAACATAAACTTATGAAGAAAGTATACATTGTTTTTTGGACATTCATACGTGACACAGATGATAATTATTGTCAACCTGAAACTAGTATAGTTGGTGTTTATAGCACTGAAGAACTTGCTAAACAAAAAATTGCTGATATAGTAGAGTCTACTACAGAAGAAGAAATTCTTAGTTATGAAGACTATACATCACAGTGTATTGATAATGGTTATGTAAGTTCTGATCCTGAATTAGACTATTGTAACTATTTAAATGTTATGCGAGACACTACTAGTAGTAGCTATCATTATGATGAGCTGCCAGTGTTAGAACAAATAGGGGAGTGATTCCCCTATTTTATTTATTATTCACTTAAAACTTAAACTTATGTATTACTTATTTGAACACCGTGGAACATTATTGGTCCAAACAGAACAAGAATTTAAACAGTACTGGTCTAATAGCAATGTTGTATTGGTTAAGACATCATTTGATAAAGAAGAACTAGAAATATTATCTACTAAACTTTTATTGATATGATTCAAGAACCTGTTTACTGGACTATGAAGAATGGTCAGAAGATTAATGTTGATGATATGGACATTAATCATCTCCGGAATACTCTCAAGATGCTTATTAGAGCTAAGAGAGCTGTAACTACACCTAAGCCTAAGTTTCAGGTGCACGGTGAGATTGCTAGTGAGTTTGCTGATATGGCAAGACTCTATGCAATTAACCCTGAACTGACATGTACTTGTGATGAAGTACATATGTGTCAGCAATGTTATGAAGATAGATAATTAGCTTAAGTACACAGTAACGCGGTCAACTTGTGAGCGGGTGTGGTTAAAACTCTCACTGTGTACTTTTATTTAGTAATCCCTTAAACCCTTAATATGAAAAATGTAATTATTGTAATCAAAGGAATGTTAGTTGGACTGTTTATTATGTTTGCACTATGGTTAACTAGTTGTGCTGCAAATAAGACTTGTCACGGTAATGGTAGAAAAGAGCATGTGGACAGATCTGTCCGCAAAGCACAGTCAAGACCATATGCATATAGAAACTAATATTGAATGATTATGAAAGAGATTATGATTACTGTGCTACTTATAGCACTATTTTATTCACAGTATTATTTAAACACTAAAAACTAAAAGTTATGATTAAAGAGCTACAGGAAAAGCTAGATTTTTGGAACAACCTTAGAGATGAAGTTCAAATGGGTGATGTTCCAGCAGATTTAAAGTATCAAATGCTATCAGAAGCAGAATATCAGATAGTAGTTATAGAAGAACAATTAGACAAGTTAATGCAGAACAAAACAATTAATGCTATGACAGTAACATTAATAGCATTTTGTGGTGCAGCTACCGGTCTATTTGGCTATGCTATGACAGTTAAGTATTTAGTATAATTGCGTACACCTCCAACCGCAGTAGACAGACAAAAGGTGTAATAGTCTGTCTTATTTATTAACTAAAAAATGTATGATTATGAAATTAGTAAATTTTATTTTGAATGTAAGTATAGGATTAGTAGTATTATGTATCCTAGAAGGTTTGATAACATATGGGGCAGCCTTCAATTTTGAAAATTACACACCAGTTGGTTATGTTTTTCAAGGTTTGTTAGTGTCAATCACAGTTTGTATAAGTGTGCAAATATGGTATGATGAGCAAAGAAAACAAGAGTTTAAACTAAAAAGATAATTATGAAATGGTTCAGGAAATTATTTAAGAAAAAGAAGAAGTCTTATCCACAGGATAATAAATTTAAACTATGTATTATTGATGAGAAATCAGATTTAATACATGAAGTGTTAGGTATTACTGAAGAAAGATGCCGGGAAATAACTCAGTTGTGTATAAAAGCATATGATGCCAGTGATATTAAAACAGAATCATATGCTATGGTAGTAGAGCAGTGTGTTCATATTAATGAAGTTGTCATGGCAATTCAAATCTTTGAGAAAGTTTCTCATGCACAGGCTAAGAAAAGAAGTTTGAGAAATTTAATGGATAATCTATTTAGTGATGAGTGATTTAATTACTTCTGTTCTTGGGATGGATCTCAAGGCAGACATTAGAGATATTGATGACAACTTAATCTTAACTGGTGTAAAGAAAACAATTTATCCGGTACAAAAGATTGATAAAATCAACTACCGGATTATAGACAAAGGTTTCTTTACACACTACAATGAAGCTCTCTTAGCTAAAATAAGAGACTTCAGAAGATTAAATGACTAGCTATGAGCATGAAAATACACTTAGAGTTTGATGAAACTGATTTGTATAATACTCTTAAATCAATGATTAATCATCCAAATGCAGAAGAGATAACTAAGTTATTGACTCCGTTTATTGGTAGTAGTTCTGATTGTAGTAAATGGTTGTTTAAATTGATACTAGGCAGAAAGTTACCGGATATAATTCCTGTAGGTACTATATGTCTTACTCATGTTAACAATCTAAGCTATGAGATTGATAAACCTAAAACAATAGAGTCTGAGTTATCTGACAATAATGGTATGATTGCTTGTACTATCAAGGAATTTAGAGGCTTTCATGATTGGAGACATTATGAAGTTGAATCTCTTGGTATTGATGATAAAGGTATACAAAAGACATTTAGTAGTTATCTAATGGCTGATACATTAGAGATCATGGAAGAATTTTAAGATAGTATATCTGTGGATATGCTTTTCCTGACCAAATGATATGGGGGTAGCAATGCCCCCTTTTCATTGTTTAGCTATATAGTGCAATAATTTGTAGGTTGGTATAATCACTATTCTTAAGAATGGTTTACATTTACTAAACTTTATGAATTTAAAATGCTCTATCAACTGCCTAATGGCAAGGTAATATTTCTAACCATAGAACAATACTTAGATCTTACTGATGAAGATGAGCAATACCTTATGTCCTTAGATGCAGGAGAGCATGCATTAAATCCCTTTCTAGAATCAGCTGTTCTTCAGAACACAAAAGAAAAATACTATGACTTTGATTATCTACCAGATGATGAAAGTTGTGATGACATTATATCAGATGATACACCATTTGATGATATAATAGACCTTACGGGCCCATTGGATATATAATACCTGACTTGCAATAAAGGTGTTATCAACTTATTACTAGTATGAGTGACTAGTATTATAGTAATCAACTCAAAAGATCAATTCAATTATTATTTATTTATCTATTTAAAACTTAAAGTTATGAGTTCAAAAGTTGTTGTATTAGCAGATGCTACTACTGGATCAGTAATCAATGTATCAAATAACCCGGAATTTGGATATATCCGAGTTGAACAAACAGTTAATCAGTATGATGACAATGGTTTCTTAAGAAGAAAGAAATTGTCTGCAATTATCTCTGCAGAGATGGAAGATTTACAAGCAGCAGGATATTATGCAGGTCAATTGCTTGATGGTAAGATTATTGTACAGGAGTCTTTGGAACCATTCAATGACAAAAATCCTGAGCGTGACCTTAAAGTAGCAGGTTCTACTGGTATTGTTTGCCGTGTAGATGGTGCACCAGTTTACAGACGTACTTTGTATACTGAAAAACAAAATCTTACAGATAGTCCTATTGCTCACACAAATGTAGATGAGATTAAGGCAGCTTATGAGACTACTAAGTCTAGTGCTATTAAACCAAATGAAGAATTCGGTATCTAATTAATAGAGTGTATATGAATAAGGGGATAGGTAACTGTCCCCTTTCTTTTTTTATGAATTTAAATGTATAACAAAATGGAAAAGCTAAAACAAGATGTAAAAAATTATCAGTTATCTGCAGGTAAAATGTATATGCAGTATGAAACTGATGGGTATTCACAATACCAGAATTATTTATACAAAAGAGCACTATATGGTCTAGATGCTCTGACACAACAAGAATTGGCTACTATGTGTAGTAAGAAAAAACAAAGAATAGTTAATGTTTATAAGAGAGCACAAATTGTACTTAATAAGTTTAAACAACAAGTTACTATACAATACAGCAATTTTATATTCAAGACTTTGTTTCCCAAAAGTCCACTTACAGAGCTGTTAATAGCTGATACTGAGACTGATGACAAGTTCAAGAATACTTTAACTTTTAAAGATTTAGGTATAAACAAAGAACAAATTATCACTATCTTTATGGCTGAAGGTATCCTTCCTAAAAACTTTTTAAGTTTAGACAAGGATCCAAACCAACTACCAAGACTGAGAAATGCCAGCAAGTAATGCAATGTTTGAGTATCATTATGTATATGGAAATCCAAAACTCCATTATGTAATTGCAGACATATATGGTAAGTATAGTATTACTCCTGTTACAAATAACAGGGGTGATACTGCTTATTATGAAGTTAATGAATTTAATACACCATATAGTGAGATTAAGTTCCGGTCTCAAAAAAAAGCTATGCAATATATAGTGGCAGAATTATTCACTGAATTTTTTGATTATGAGCACTATGGATTTACCAGACATACCAGGATTCATATCTGATCATTTGCTTACACATAGAGGATATATTGGATGGTGGAGATCTAAGTTTTCAGATCTTGAAATAGAAGCTAGTGGTAAAGGATATAGAGTTAAGTATGATATAACCCATCCGTTTAAAGGAGAGTATTATAATACTTTAGAAGAAGCTGTATATCATGTTAGATACCAAGCAATAACTGAATTTTTTGATGATGAGTATTAGAGATTATCCTGGATTTAAATGGAGTTTGGTACCAACAACTCACAATGATGCATATGATGTATGGGAATCAACTTTTTGTACTGATGCTGTTATGTCTATAGAAGGTAAGTTTTTTAATATTTCAAGTATGACACAATTTGACACTATTTATGAAGCTATGGAGTATATTAGAAATAGAGAAATAATAAAATACTTTGATGAAGACTAAGGTATGTGATGGATGTGGGTTAGAAAGACCCATATGGAAGAGTAGTGGAACCGGGGGATTAAAGCTATGTAAAAACTGCTGGAGTTGCCACAAAAGCGGAGATACTGTACAGAAACCAACAAATTCTGCCATCCCCCGTGTTTCTGCTAAAAGAGCAAAGAAAGATGCGGAGTATAGCAAACTAAGAGAAAGATATCTTACTGATAATCAGCTATGTGTGATTAAAGTTGCCGGTTGCACTAATGGTGCCACTGACATACACCACACATTTGCTGGAAGTAACAGAGATGCATTTTATTTAATACAAAGTACATGGAAGGCAGTTTGTAGAAACTGTCATGACTGGGTGCATAATCATCCAGAAGAAGCTAGAATTATGAATTGGTTAAAATAAAATTTATGACAAAAGACAGACAAGACATACAAATAGAAGCTCTAGCTGCTACTGATGGTAAGCAGCGGGCTTCTGTAGTCTTAGGCACAGGGGTCGGTAAGACCCTTGTTGGCCTGACTCATATGGATAGAAATACTACACCACTGATGAAATGTCTTGTAGTTGCACCTAAAAAAGCTATATTTCAATCCTGGAAAGATGATGCTGTTAAGTTTGATAAGCATCATCTTCTAGGTAGAGTAGTCTTCACTACTTATCTAAGCTTAAACAAACATGATCCTAATGATTATGATGTTGTATACTTAGATGAGATGCATAGTTTACTAGACAGTCACCGGGGATTCTTGCAGTTATTTAAAGGCAAGATACTTGGGCTGACCGGTACTCCGCCAAAGAGAGACTATTCAGAAAAAGGTAAGTTAGTGCAAGAGTTTTGTCCTGTAGTATTTACATTTAAGGCAGATGATGCCATAGAAAATGGAATACTGAATGATTATAAGATTGTTGTGCATGAGCTAAGATTAAGCAAAGTAAAGAACTATCAAGTCACTATGAAGAATAAAACATATATGACAGATGAAGAATCTAATTATGTTTATTGGTCTAGAAGACTAGATGTAGGCTCCGGCAGTGTACATATGCTTAGAGTTATGAGAATGAAAGCTCTTATGGAATATCCTACTAAAGAAAAGTATGCTAAGTTATTATTTGACAGCATAGAAAGTAAGTGTATTCTATTTGCTAATACTCAGGCTCAAGCTGATAAGTTATGTGATCATAGCTATCATAGCAACAATCCAAAATCAGAAGAGAACTTGCTTAAGTTCAAAGATGGAGAGATTACCAAACTTTCTACTGTTCTACAGTTGAATGAGGGTGTAAACATACCTAATTTAAAACAAGGTATTATTATGCATGCATATGGTAATGAGAGAAAGGCTGCACAGAGAATTGGTAGATTACTCCGGCTAAACCCAGATGATAAAGCTATTGTCCATATACTATGTTATATGGATACAGTAGATGAGAAATGGGTAAAAGATGCATTGGAAGGATTTGACCAGACTAAAATTATGTGGAAAAATTTCAATGTGACAGTTTAATTTATTATCTTAATGGTATGGAAGAGCACAAAACACACAGAGTAGTTATTTACAATGATGATGTAAATTCTTATCAGTATATCATGGCTAGCTTGATTAGGTTCTGTAAACATGAGCCTATTCAAGCTGAGCAATGTGCGGTCATAGCACACAATAAAGGAAAATGTCCAGTTAAATCAGGAGATTTCTTGGAAATGTTTGAATTAAAGAATAAATTTGATGATCTAGACATTAAATCAGAAATTGAAGAATATGCAGGTGATTTGCATTGATAGCCGTAATAAACCTAAAAGAATATCATCATATGAATGGTTAGAAGAAGGTAAGGTATATACTGTAGTTGAAGTAGCCAGAATGAGTCTACAACAAAATAGATATGGTTATAGATTGAAAGAAGTACAACTATCAGAACAATCATTTCCTTATGAGTATTACAGTGCGGATAGATTTGCACCTTATGTTACTTTAGAAGCAATAGAAGCAGAACATTTTCAAGAAGCAGATTTAGAATTAATTTAAAATTTATTAGTATGAGAAATGATGATGGACTAGCTGTCTTTACAGCTATTATTTGGTTATATATGATTACAGCACATATATTTATGCTGTATTTTTGGTATCAGTGGTCTCAAACACATGGATTTTTAAGTACACTTATTATTGGACCTATTATCTCTGAGATAAAAGGATTATTGTTCCCATTTTTTATGTAGCCTATGGATTATACTTATGAAGATGTGTTGGTGCAATGTGAGTTAGTTAAAGATCTTCTTAAGGAAGGTAAGAACAGAAGAAGTATGGATAGAAGAAACTATCTAATTGCACTTATGTATTACAAGTTTAATAAAACAGAATTTGTTATAGGAAAAGTATTTGATATGAAGAGAGAAACGGTAACTTCTGCAAAGTTTCATCCATATCAATTACTTGAATATAGTGACATTAGTTTTATTGCAAATGTAAATGATCTTATGATTGCATTTCCATATGAGTTTCCTAATCATAAAGCAGGACAAGCTGATAAAAGATATACAGCTGTCATAACTCACTTTGATAAAGATGCTAGAAAGAAAATTAAAAAGTATATGGAATTTAAGGAGATATCAAGAATTGATATGGCAGTAAAAGAATTAACACTAAAAGCCTTGAAATTATGGGAAGGATGAAAGAATTTTGTATAGATTTAATTAATGCAAATGGAGGTATACCAGATGGCATTACTATAGCTGATGTAGCTAGAATGAAAGAATTAGACATGTATAACTGGGAAGAGTATGAAAGACAACAAGAGAAAGCTAGAATACAGCATCTTGAATCAGAAAATTCAAGAAAGATTACAGAGGTGGTTAAAGCTAAAAAAGCCGGAGGAGATATCTCAGCCGCGGAAGAGGGACAAGAACCAGAAATCTATTAACAATGAAGAAGGAGACTAGAACTTGGCTACTATGGTATATGGTAGGTTTACACTTACTTGCTGTTATAGGTAGTACGGGTATTGCTGTGTATATACAGCATTTTCATCCTGGAATTTGGAATTGGTTTTTGCTAATAGGTTTAGCATTGTTAAACTATGTGCTTTTTAAGAACATGTTTAACACAGTAAATAAAATTATTAATATTAAAAAAAGAAAACAATTATGAAAAAGTTATTTTATTTTGCAAGCAGTATTATAGTATTAGGATCTTGCAATAGCAATTCAATTCAAGAACAAATTGATTTAAAAAAGAAAAAATATTCAGAACTAACTGATAAAACAGCAGCTTTATTAGACCGTGCAATGTATGTAGAACAATTAAAATCTGATAGACAACAATTTGTAATTAGATTAGATGGTGTTGGTGCAGACCATAATAGTCAAACATATATAGATGCGGTAGAAGATGTAAATAAATTATCATTAAAATCTGATAGTTTAAATAAAGTTATTGCTGAAATAAAAATACAATCTGATAAATTAGCAAAAGAAATGGATAGTCTTTCATCTTTACAATAAAGCACTTTATAAATTATGAAAAAGTTATTATTATTATTGTTGTTGTCAACAGGTGCAGCACATTCACAAATTGTTGTTAAAGAAACAACAAAGGATAGTACAGTATGGTATAACAAACTTACAGTATTACCAAAACTAACTCACTTCTATGATGCTGAAAGTAATTGGTATACATTGTATTATAAGAATCTTGAGTATCAATACATCACTGATGTAGATTATATATCATTAGGTTCAAAAGAAAATACAATAGAGTTCTTTAATATCTTAAAGCAGGCTATTATAGAAAAGAAAGAGTTAACTCTTGAATTAGATGGAAAGACTTGGTTCTTAAAGACAGGTTCTAGTATGGCTTTTATGTCTAGCTCTGGAACTAGTTTCTATCTTACTAATAAGAACTTAGATAAAATACTTGAAGCATTACAGTAATTGAAACATTTTATTAAATATCTTATAGTTTGGATAAGCCAAAACTTAGCCATACCTTTTTGGACAGTAGGTCACATACATTTGTTGAGTACTATCTATGAAGATGCTATTGAGATTATAGCTTCCTGCGGTATGAACTTAATAGTTGCCGCAGGATTTTTTATTGATTACTGGGACCAAAGAAAAAACAAGTAATATGGAAGTAATTATTAAATTTTCTGATGAAGATGCAGCAGAAGATGCTAGAGTAGCCTTAGATGGTTGGAAATGGAAACACGCTATGTGGGAATTAGATCAGCACTTAAGAAATGAACTTAAGTATAATGAAAAACTACCTCCTAAAGTATATAATACTTATGAAGAATTAAGAGATAAAATCCGGGAGATTGTATCTGATAATAACCTAACAATGGAATAGAATGGAAGAACTTGAAGAAGCTGCTGAAAAGTATGTAGAAGAAGACAACAACAATAGGTACTATAATGATTTTATAGCAGGTGCTAAATGGATGTTAGATAAGTTACAAGACTTTGATACATGGAAGGAGTGGAAAGATAGTAACATTTAAATCAGAATAATATGTATGACACTTAGAGATACAGAACTAATAGGTAAGAAGCTTGTGAAGTATGGGTTTTATAGAAACAGTAATAATCATCATAAATATATGTATAAAGATATTAGTGTTGAATTTGTATTACTTTATGCCAATAACTGGTATGCAAATATAAAAATGTCTGTAACTGATAATGTTATTGTTTTACTTACTGGTCATGAAGCTATATTTACTCCAGAGTGGGTAATGAAAGAGTATGGTAAATTAGTAGCATTATTTCAATTTGCAAGGGTATGACAGCAGAAGAAGTTAAAAAAGTTAAGAGGGTTTTAAAAAAGTATGGATTTAAACAACACAGAATCTTAGAAGGATTTTATATAAAATTACATAATGAATGTCCTATAACTATAAGCTTTAGTGAACCTATGACTAACATGCACTTTATGGCAGTTGTAATGGAGCTTGATGATGATTATGAGCTTGCAATAAACAGTATTTTAGATTATGCTGAGACTAATCCTCAAAGATTTTTTGATACAGTAGATCATTTTAATGGAGCAATTAAATTTATAAACAGATAATTATGAGTACAATAGCAATAGTTACAGTGATAGTATTAGTATCAGCAGGTCTTATAATATTTTCTTTAAGAGATGATGATGAAAATAATTGGGATCAATAATGGGTAAAAGAGAAGATAAAGAGCTAAGCAAACTTTGTGTAGCTATTTGTTCTGATCATTATGAGTTGTTAAAGAATGTGGATACTAATATGAGTTATACTTTTAACTTATATTCTTCCGGTCCATATCATGGGCAGTATAGAAAGTTTATGTTTTATGCTGAATTAAAGCTTAATAAACTCTTAGGTTTAATTACTGCTGATGAAGTAGAAAATGTATATAATATGATGATATCAGAAGATAAGGATAACTTTTATATTGTAGTACAGATAGTCAAACACTATATGAAAGAAAGACATGCTAAGTTTGGAGCTTTAATGGATTATAAAGGCTATGACTATGCCCGGCAAAATTATTCACAAGAAGTTCTGAATCCAGCAGATTTCTTAATTAAATTAGCAAACAAATGACAGAAGAAGATTTAATAGAATTAGGATTTGAAAAAATATTAATTCAAGATGATGAAAGTCAGAATGGATATGATTATTATTATTACAATAAAGAACTTTGTGACAATATAGTTTTATATAGCACAGATAGTATTGATGTAGAAGATAATAATTGGATAGTTAAATGTTGGGATATACCAGCAATTAGAATAACCTCAAAAGATCATTTTATGCAATTTGTAGAAATGATTGATAATATAACTTGTTAATATGTTATCAGTTAAATTAGTTAAGAAAGATGGTAAGCTGACATATCCGGATGATCAATCTAAGTTAGCTTATCAAATCTTTTTGGATAAGATTCCAGAAGGACAGAAAGTAGAAATGTATATTGGTTTAGCAGATGCTGACCACAGTGTAGCACAATTGGCAAAAGTGCACGCATGTATAAGAGAATTAGCCAAAGAATCTGGCTATACCTTTGAAGAAATGAAAGTGTTGATTAAAGAAAGATCAGGATTATGTTATGAAGCAGGAGAGGCTACAATATGTAAATCATTTGCAGATTGTAGTAAAGATGAATTAGCTTTAGCTATTGAAGCTTGTGTGGAAGTAGGAAAGATTTATAATATTAATCTAGCTTAGGAGCTACATAACCTTCATCACCAGGCTCAAGAACTTCTTTTTCTACAAAGAGTTCTTTGGTTTTAGCAACTTGTTCTATTTCAGCTAGTAATAAAGAAAGAGTATAGAAAGATCTTTGAATTTCATCTAAGTCTTTATATTCTTTACTGATTGCTTCTTTAATGTAAGCATCTTTATCTTCAGCTGTAATTAAACTTACTAGATGAAGAAGAACTGATTTTACCATTAAGTAATAGTTTTTATTGACTTTTACTTCAATGATAGCATCATCTTTTAGTTCTTTAACTTTTATTGCCATTGTGTTAGTTTTAAACAAAAATAAATAAAATATGAATCAGAAACTAGATTTAGAGGAAATTAAGGATAAACTGTATGCTAGATTAGAAAACTCCGGATGGTCAACAAAACTAAGAAGTTTTATATATAGTGCAGAGTTTGATAAAATCATTACAGAGTTAGCTAGGTTATCTATGGATGGTAGAAGATTTACTCCGCCATTAAAACAAATGTTTAGAGCATTTGAAGAATGTCCTGTAAATGAACTTAAGGTAGTTATAGTAGGGCAGGATCCGTATCCTCAAATTGGTGTTGCTGATGGTATAGCTTTTAGCTGTAGCAATACTAAAGAGTTACAACCTAGTCTTAGGTATTTATTAGATGAAGTAAACAGAACTGTTTACAATGGACATCCTGGTAGTCTTGATACAGATTTAACAAGATGGGCAGAACAAGGTGTACTATTAGTTAATACAGCTCTTACAACTACAGTAGGTAAGATAGGGCAGCATTACAATATATGGAAACCTTTTATGGCTTATCTGTTTGATTATTTAACATGGAATGAAGCCGGACTTATATATGTATATATGGGTAAACAAGCTCAAGAATGGTCTGAAGCCGTTAATGATAACAACTATAAGTTTTTTGTAAGCCATCCAGCCAGTGCTGCATATAATCAGCAGGAGAGATGGAACTCAGATAACCTGTTTGTTAAGATTAATGAAGTTGTAGAAAGACAGTTTAATGCAAAAATTACTTGGTAATGACAGAGATATTTCAAAGGTTGATAAAAGAGAACCTAACACCAAACACATACTATGTTTTGCATTGCATAAGAGAAAAAATAATACCTCATAATTTTATCAATAAAGAACTTGAGTGCAAAAGACTGCAACAAGATCATTGGATAGATGAAAACTTGCAACTTACAAGTAAAAGTCTTATCTTTATGGAGGAAATTAACGGGTTCTTCAAGAGAACTAAAAAGAAAACACTTAGAGATTTAATGGGAGATGGCTTCTTAGAGAAGATACAGGAATATGTAGAAATATTTCCTAATAGGAAACTTAACTCCGGTAAATATGCTAGAGTTAATCCCAAGAATCTTGAAGGTGCTTTTAAATGGTTCTTTGAGAATTATGATTATGACTGGGAAACAATCCTAAAAGCTACTGAAAAATATGTTGATGAATTTAGTGTCAGAAATTATGAGTATATGAGAAACTCTCAGTATTTCATAAGAAGACAAAATTTAGATAAGACTTTTGAATCTGATCTAGCAACATATTGTCAGTTATTAAACACAACCCTTGATGGAGAAGGTGGTTCTTATTTTAAAGAAAGAGTAGTATGACAAAAGGAATTTTAATAATTATAGCAATATTAGGAACAGCAATTGGTTATAGTATAGTGGATTTATTTATTATATCTATGCCTTTTTGGAAGTATTTCTTAATTGAATTGCTGATTACATTATTACATGAGGTGTATAACCAAGTGAAAAATAGTAGAATAGAAAATCAATAACAATATGGCAGAATTATTTAATGGAGCCAGGCCTTTGCTGCCTGTAAGTGAAAGAGACTCACTAAGAAAAGCAATCCTTAAGATGAAAGGCAGAAGAAATGGAGATATTAAATCTCTTAAAAGTGCATGGCCCAAATTTAATGATGCTTTTTGTGATGGATTAGAATGGAGAACTATCACCGTAGTTGGTGCTAGACCTGGAACAGGTAAAACCTTATTCTTAGAACAGTTATTTAGTGACATAATAGACCAAAATCCTGATCAAGAATTTAGAATACTTAAGTTTCAGTTTGAGATGGTAGATGAAACTAGCGGAGTAAGAAAACTTAGTTTAGAAACCGGTGCTGATTACAATACATTAATGAGTAAAGATGGAGTGAAGGTAGATAAAGCAATCTATGACAAATGTGTTGAGTATTATGAGAAATCTGTAGAAAATGATATTACTAGAGTTCTATATGACACTTGTAATGTTGATGAAATGTGTGCAACTATTCATTATGAAATGGAAAAGTTTAAGAAGCCAGATGGAACATATATGAATATGCTTGTAGGTATAGATCACTCAACATTATTTGCAAAAGCAAAGAACCAAAAGGATGACTTTGAGATGCTCTCAGCATTAGGCAAGGCACTCACTATGATGAAAAAAAACTATCCGGTAGCTTTTGTAGTGTTAAGTCAGCTTAACAGAAACATAGATAATGTAGAAAGACAGAGGGACGGTGAGTATGGAAATTATGTATTGGATTCAGATATATATGGGTCAGATGCTTTATTGCAGCATGCGGATGTAGTCTTAGGTATAAATAAACCCTCTCTAAGAAAAATAAGACAGTATGGTCCTGATAGATATATTATAAATGATGAAGACTTATTAGTCTTTCATTTTCTAAAATCTAGAAATGGTACCACAAGGATGAGCTTCTTTAAGCTAGATAGAACAATCATGAGGATTGTAGAGATAGACACACCAGCACAAGCTACAAAAAAAGTATCAATTTAAAATGTAAATAGAGTATGAGAAAAGAAAAAGAAAAAGAGTTTTTTGCAGAACACTTGGAGACATTTAGAGCTCATGGAATAGCAGATCCTACATTTGTTATTAAGACAGCTTACTTTGTAAAAGGTAAAGCAGAAAGGCAATTTCAGCTTTTTGCGTCTGAAATAACTAAGGAGCTTGATATATACATAGAGTTCTATGACAATGTTAAAGATGAAAATGACAATATTAAGGATATTGTGCCTTTTAATTCTGACAGACAATTATTTAAGTACAGAAACAATCCTTATTATGGAGAAGAGTATGAGATGAAAGAAGGTGTAAACTATAAAGGTGAGCCTTATAAACTTTATACTATTCCTGTAACTGAATTGCGTGCTGTTCTTAAAGATGGAACTGAGATACCTTATAATGTATATCAGAAAAGAAAAGATGCGGGTACCGCTCCTGCTGAATCTGCAGTTGAAAATATCAAACTGCCAAGACTACAACAGTCTTTATTTCCTGATTTTGAGGCAGAAGTTGGTTCTGATTTAAAAGTAGAGGCGGATACAAACAATGTAGAAATTGCTGATGTACCTTTAAGTGAAGCAACTATTAGAGATTTAGCAGCAATTATGCTGATGGAACCGGTAAGTGCTAAACCTTGGCTGAATGATTTGATTAAAAAACATACAAAAAGTGAAATATGAGTATAGTACTTCCAACAAGTAAAGTAAAGGCAACTCAGGTTAATCCAAAGAGATTACTGATTTATTCAAAGCCAAAGACTGGTAAGACAACTGCATTTGCAGGATTAGAAAACAATCTGATTATAGATTTAGAAAATGGTTCTGATTATGTAGATGCTCTTAAGATTAAAGTTAATAGTCTACAAGAGTTATTAGATGCCGGTAAAGCAATTAAAGAAGCAGGTAAACCCTATAAGTATGTTACTATAGATACTGTCACTGCGTTAGAGAGTATGATACAACCGCTTGCAATTAAGCTTTATCGGGCTACACCGATGGGAAAGAGCTTCAGTGGTGATACTGTTTCTACATTGCCAAATGGTGCTGGATATTTATATATCCGTGAAGCATTTTTCCAGGTTTTAGATTTTATTGATACCTTAGCACCCCACATTATTTTATCTGGTCACATTAAAGACAAGGTAGTTGATGATAAAGGTGAGATGGTTATGTCTGCAAACATTGATTTGACAGGTAAAATCAAATCTTTAATCTGTGCAAATGCTGATGCAATTGGTTATATGTATAGAAAAGGAAACAAAACTATTTTAAGTTTCAAAACTAGTGAAGAAGTAACTTGCGGTGCAAGACCGGATCATTTGAGAAATCAAGAGATAGTAATTACAGATTCAGAGAGTGGAGTTTTAACAACTTCATGGGACAAAGTATTCATTAATAATTAAAATAAATAACAATGGGATTAAGTACAAAAGACCTAGTAACTAGTGGAGGCGGAGGGCTTCCTAAAACAATTTCACCTGGAAATGTCACACTTAAGATTAACAAGCTAGAGCTTGAAGATTTTAGCTTTATTGAAGGTGCAAAGCATTTGCTTTTACATGTAGAAACTGAACCAATTGATGGTTTTGAAGGTTTTTATATTGATAAAGACAATGAAAGTTTAGGAAGACATGCAGGTCAAGTAGGTAAAGTAAAAGCAAGTATGTATGCTTATGCTGATGGTGTTACTAAAGGTGGAATTAAGATTGAGAGAGATAAATCACTTATGTTATTTCTTAAAAGTCTTTGTAATAATCTTGGCATTTCTCAATGGTTTGAAAGTCAAGATGATTTACATGCTACTATTGATGACTTTGTAATTGCTTTCAATAAATCTGCACCGTTTAAAGATATCTATTTAAACTTCTGTGTTGCAGGTAGAGAATATGTTGACAAGAATGGTTATACTAACTATAACTTGTATCTTCCAAAAGCAGATAAAGGTAAGTATGCTTATGGTAGTACTAAAGATGGTAAAGTATTAACTTTTGATGAAAGTATTCACTTAAAGAAACAAGAAGTGCAAGAAGTTAAGAATTTTGGAGATGATGATGATTTAACCATCCCAAATAAAACTTCTACTGATTTCAGCTTAGACTAATTAAACTAGTCAAGAGGGGTCAGTTAATACTTCTGGCCCCTTTTTTATTTAATTATGTGTTATGATTTCAACCAAAGGACTGATATCTGATATAAAAGATGTACCGGATGAATGGATTTATGAATATTATTTAAACCTAAAAGAAAAACTTACAGGTCAAGATATAAAAATGCTTTCTGCATTTAACTCAAAGGATAAAGTTCCTTCTATGTTTATTTATTTTGATGTTGTATCTAATAGATATAAGCACAAAGATTTTTCTTCAGGTAATCAAGGTAGCTCATGGAATTTGATTCAGCAGTTGTATAACCTGTCTCCAGGTGAAGCAGCTAAGAAGATAATGAATGACTATCAAGCATATCTTAAAAACAATACAGTACTTGAGAAGAGAGAAATAGTAATACATGACAAGTTTAAGGTTGTGGATTATGAGATGAGGCACTGGAATAGTTTAGATAAAGATTACTGGATAGGTTTTAAGATTGGATCTAGTATCCTTGATAGATATAATGTTGTTCCTTTAGATTTCTTTACAATGGAAAAAACAGAAACAGATGGTACTATGACTTCATTTGTATTTAAAAAGCCTTTTACATATGGTTATTTTAGAAATGATGGAAGTTTATACAAAATTTACATGCCCAAGGTACCAGATAAGAAATTTATAAAGGTTGAAAATTATATCCAAGGTATGGATCAGCTTAAGTATGAAAGTAAATATCTACTAATTACTTCTTCTCTTAAAGATCTAATGTGTTTTAATAGACTAGGTATTAATAATATTGAAGCAATTGCTCCGGACAGTGAGAATACTATGATAGGTGAAAGAGCTATGAGTGAGTTTGTAAGACATTATCAGAAGATTATTGTTCTATTTGATAATGATGAGCCGGGGATAAAAGCAGCTGAAAGATACAAACATATGTATGGATTTAATTATATTATTCTACCTATGGAAAAAGATCTTTCAGATTCTATTAAGCTGCATGGTATAGATAAAGTTAGAGATGTGTTATTTTCACTATTAAAACAAGCATTATGAGCTGGTTATATGAAGGAAGACCTTTTAATGATAGCATGATTCCAGATGGAGCAGTAGGTTTTGTGTATGAGATGGAAGCTGTTATTAATGGAAAGTCTGTAAGATATGTAGGTAAGAAGAACTTTTACTCTATTACAAAGAAAAAGTTTGGTAAAAAAGCTATGGCTCAAGTAACAGATAAAAGGACTAAAAAGTATGAGACTGTTACTAAGCCCAGTTATCAAAACTATTATAGTAGTAATGCAGTTCTTAAAGAAGCTCACAAAGCTGGTATAAAGATTAAAAGGTTTATGGTTAAGATATGTTTTTCCAAAATGGAACTTACATATTATGAGACTAAGTATCAGTTTACAAGAGAGGTTCTTGAAAAAGAAGAATTCCTAAATGGAAACATATTAGGTAGGTTTTATAAAATCAAATAGTTATGACAGAATTAGAATTGACAAGCCTCCTGTTTCAGTTGGCTGATTTGAATGTTACTGGTGTTAAAGTAAAGTATGATGGTGCTGGAGACTCTGGTTCCGTAGAATGGATTGGTTTTACAAAAGATCCATGTAACACTCCAGAAGATGTAATTGATTATGTAGATGATTGGAATAATGAATTTTTATTAAGTAATCTAGATAGGGAACTTTATAACTTAGTTGAAGAGTTTGTTATTGAGAAACTTCTTGATGATATAGAAGACTGGTGGAATAATGAAGGTGGTTTTGGTGATGTAGGTATATGTGTTCCTTCAGGAAAATATGTTATCAATAATCATATCAGAATTACTGAAACTGAAGATTATTTTCATGATGGAGATTTATTAAGTAAAACAGAAGAATAATGGCGCATCCTTGGCAACATGCAAAATCCTCAGCTAAAAAGTTTGGAGGATCTCCTTTGGATTATTTGGAGATACACAAATGGTTTGATGAAACTAAGGCTTGGTATGGTCATAGTAAGCACAGACTGTTTAGACATCATAGTGAAGGTATATTTGAATGTGAGAAAAGATTTGGTGAAGTAATCACTAACTCTGATGGTAAAGATGTATATGTCCGTTATATAGGTGAACAGCATGTAAAGGAAGATTGCAATGGATACATTCCAAGTGCAAAAGAATGGGTGGATAATCTTGAAACACCTACAATATGGATGATTAAAACACTAAAAATTGAAGACTGATGGGTAAAGTAAAATTTGACAAAGAAGAAACAAAGAATTTATTAAACATGCTTAAATCTGAAGATCAGGATAATCATGTTATTGCATTTCAAGCATTAGAAAATACTGACCACAAAAAATATATTGGTGAGTTACTAGTGCTGTATAAGTTTTCTAAGTTACCAAAAGATGCTTGGGAAAAAGAAGCACCAAAATCTTATAAGGTGTTAAATAAAGCTGCTGCACTAGGGGATAATAATCTTACTAGTGGTAAGTGTTTATCTCTTATGACTTCTAATGGATCTAGTAAAGATTCAATAGAATTGTTCTTGGAGAATTTTGTAGTAGATATGGTTGGGTTCTTAGGACAACTAGGATATCCAACAGAAAAATTTGAAATAGATATTAAACTAAAAGACTAATGGACAAAGTTCAGAGTTTAAGTAAAGCTAGTAAAGACCTGATGTTGAAGGAGCCCTATTATGGGTTCTTTCTCATTATGTTGAATAAGCTATGGGATGCTAAAAGAGTTCCTACTGCCGGGGTTAGTAAGAATGGTATTAATTATCAGCTTGCTATTAATCCTGATTTTTGGGAAGGTCTTAATGAAGAACAAAAGCTTGGTATATTAAAACATGAATTGCTTCATATTGCATTTGGTCACCTTACTACTTACTTTAAGTTTAGTGATAAGAGACTTGCAAATGTTGCAATGGATATGGAAATCAATCAGTATATTGAAAAGTCTTGGTTGCCGGGCGGAGAATATTCTAAAGAAGAATATGAAGCATTGAATGAAAAACTAAAACTTGAAATGTCTGCAGCTATGGAAACAGGAGCTAGTCCTGAAGAAATAGCTGAGATACTTAAGAATGCACCTAGTAGAGGTATTTTTATAGAAGACTATGCTGATATGAATCTTGAACTTAGAGCAGGTTGTAGATATTACTATGACAAGCTTAAAGAGTTTAAAGATGAGAAAGAGAAGAATGGTACTTGTGGTAATCAAGCAATGGATAATCTTCTTGACAATATTGATATGGGTAATGTTCCTGATCATGGTACCTGGGAAGAGTTTGATAATCTTACTGAAGCTGAGCAAAAGTTAATTGAAAAGCAATTACAGAAAGTGCTTAGTGATGCTAAGGAGCAAACTGTTAAGAAACGGGGTACTGTGCCAGGTGAGATAGATGGTCTTATCATTGTAGAACAAATAGAAGCCCCTAAGTTTGATTGGAGAGGGTATATCCGTAGATTTACTGGTGTTAGTACAAAAGTATTTACCAAGAAGATCAGAAGAAAAGAGAATAGAAGATTCTCTGACAATCCGGGTCTTAAGATTAAGATGAAACAACATATGCTTTTAGCTATAGATACTTCAGGTTCTGTAAGTGATTCTGAGTTGAAAGAGTTTATGAATGAGATTCATCATATCTATAAAGCCGGTGTTGATATTACTATTGTACAGTGTGATACTAAAATACATTCTATCAAACCTTATACAGGAAAGCATGAAATGAATATACACGGAAGAGGTGGGACTGAATTTGATCCCGTCCTGGAATATTATAATGAAAACCTAAAGAAATATACTAGCCTGGTGTATTTTACTGATGGTGAATGTGGTTATTCTGTAAAACCAAAAGGGAATATCCTATGGGTTTTGTCAGAGCAGTCCTATATGAATAATGATTTACCAGGTAAAGTAATTAAATTAGAATTATAAAAAAAGAGTTATGAGTCAAGTACAATTGAATGTAGAAGAGTTAAAGAGCTTTATTAAGCACATGGTTAACAACAATCAGTATATTCAAGCAGAGGGTAAGGTTCCCGTAGCTATTAATATTGAGGGTGATGCGGGTCTTGGTAAGACTTCAGCTATCATGCAGTTGGGTAAAGAAATGAATATGCAAGTTGTTAAGCTGAATTTATCTCAGCTGGAAGAATTAGGTGACTTAGTTGGTTTTCCTGTAAAAGAATTTGAAATACAGAATGCAGAAGGTAAAACTACTTGGATTAATGAAGCTCAGATAGATGCAGCTATTAAGAAAGGTTACAAAGTTATTGGTAAGCGTATGTCACATGCTGCTCCTGAATGGATTCAAGGTAAAGGTGAAGGTGGTTTCTTGATTCTTGATGATTATACCCGGGCTGACCATAGATTTATGCAAGCTACTATGGAGATCTTAGATAGACAGGAATATGTATCATGGAAGCTTCCTAAGAACTGGCATGTTATCTTGACTACTAATCCGGATAATGGTGACTATAATGTAACTAGCTTGGATGTAGCTCAGAAGACAAGATTTGTATCTGTTGAGTTGAAGTATGATGTAAACGTATGGGCTAAGTGGGCTGAGACTGCAAACATTGATGGTAGATGTATTAACTTTATGTTGATGCATCCGGAGCTGGTAACTCAAAGAGTTAATCCAAGATCTATTACTACTTTCTTTAATGCTATTAGCTCTATTCCTAAGTTTGAAGCAGACCTGCCTCTGATTCAAATGATTGGTGAGGGTTCTGTTGGTGTAGACTTTAGTTCTATGTTTACTATGTTCATTAACAACAAGTTAGATAAGATTATCTCACCTGAAGATACACTTACTAAAGATGAGCAATATGTAATGAATGCATTAACAAATGCTGTAGGTAAAGATGATGACTTTAGAGCAGACATATCTAGTGTGATTGCAACCAGATTGATAAATTATTCATTGGTATTTGCAGACACTAAACCTGTTCCGGCAACTATGACTCAAAGGTTAATCAAACTTACTACAGACTGTGATGCATTTACTGATGACCTTAGATACTATATTATCAAAGAGATTGTCAATGGAAACAAGGTTAAGTTTGCACAACTTATGATGAATAAGGACGTGGTGAAGATGGCTGTCAAGTAATTGAAGCATCAAGCAGTTACCCTTTAAAAGAAAAATAATTTAACTACAAACAAACATAGGGGGAGGTAATACTCCCCTTATTAATCTTTAAACTATGAAAAGATATATTGTAATATCAGAAGTAGAATCAAGTCAAAATGAGGTAATGATTAAAGTAGAACCTTTATTCTGTATGGAAGATAGGACTGAAGATATGTTTCCCACATATCTTGATGAATATGTTCCTACAAAAGGTGACAAGCTTTATTTTCTACCGGGAGTTAATGTTCCAAGAATAAAGCTTAAAGATCTAGCTTTACAACATGGGATAAGAACTGTAAGAAATATAGATGAAGCAACACACATATTTGCTGCAAAGAATACAAAGGATAAAATTACTAGTGGTGTATGGAGATACAGCATGGATCTTACAGACTTCAATGAGTTGATGAATGATCCAAATATGTATATGGATGATAGGTACAGAGAAAACATCCGAGAAGCATTAGAAAACTATCAAGAAGATAGAGTATTGTTTGATTATTCTGTATATAATGACATTAGACATGGGGATAATGCAGCTCTAAAATCACACAGTGATAATATGAATTCTTCTAAGTGGTATAATGCTATTGATGATGATCATGCAGACTTATGCCACAAGATGACAGGTGCTACTGTATATGATGAGATGGCTATTCTAAAACATATAAATGGTGATGATGCTACTATTATAGATGAAGCTATGTATGAACAGATAAGCCAAATGTTTCAGAGTAATGATAATGATAATCATATCTTGGCAATGGAGATTATGGCTAATTCTAATTATGTTGAGTCTTTGCTGTTTTTAGAAATGCTGTTTAAAGAACATAGTTATGATATAAGTAACTGCCATACTAAGAACCATGTGAATTTCAAATCTCTTATTGGATTTCTTAAGAAGAACAAAAACTATTTAGGTACTGATATAGATGATATTGTCAAATCTCTTATTGACAAAGATGTCTTAACTACAGATAAACTAGATGTTTTGATGAGAAGGTATTCTAATGAAATTGGAAGAAATGGAGACACTAATTACTTCAAAGTTAAAACTGTTACTATTAGTGAAGACTTACTCAAAGAGTTAAATACTAATTATATCTATCAACATGTTAATGACTTTATTCCTGAACCATCTGAAGATAACTCTCCAGGGGTGGCGGGGGTGGCTACTGACATTGAATCACCTAATGAAGACATAGAAGAAGCATTTACTAAAATTGAGAGTAATGAACTTAAGTCAGAGTTAATAACATCAGAAGATGGACCTGTTTTTACTGAAGCAGAAGATTATGCTTTAGGAGAAATGATAAGTAAACTTGCTGAGGAATCTGAATCAAATAACAATCAAAAAGAACAAGATGATACAAACTTTGATTGGTTCTGAGGAACTAGAAAGGTTCTATAGGCAGAAGTTTTACTTCAGCTATAGTGGTATTAACAAGTTATTGTTTTCACCGGTCATGTTTTACAACCATTATGTTTTGAATCAAAGGGAGGATGGTACAGACGCGCATCTTGTAGGAGGGCGCGTTCTGCACTGTCTTTTGTTTGAGCCAGACAAGTATGATGAGCATTTTGTAACTATGCCGGGTAAGTTTCCTACTGATAGTCAGAGAAAAATTATTGATAATATTTTTAAATATCACTTGACAATTGGAAATAATACATTAAATTTGTCAGACTACTCACAAGATATACTCACACAGCTACTCACAGCTAATCTCTACCAGACACTCAAAACAGATCAACAAAGACTTGACAAGATTCTGACATTAGAGAACACAGAGTATTTTGAATTTCTTAAACTTAGTCTAGATAAAACAACAGTAGATCAACCAACTTTAGATGGCTGTAAAGTTTCAGTTGAAGTACTAAAGAATAACAGTAATGTGCGGGCATTGCTACAACTAGACAGAGATGTAGAAGACAAATCTATTGAAGCTTACAATGAGTTGTTTGTAAAAGCTGAAACAGACAATTTACCTTTTGGTTTCCACGGTGTCCTTGACAATGTAGTTGTTGATCATAACTCAAAAACTATCTTTATTAATGACTTAAAGACTCTTGGTAAGTCAATACAAGACTTTCCTGACTCTGTGGAGTATTATAGATATTGGATACAAGCTATTATCTATGTACTGTTAGCTAAGGAAAAGTTTAGTATTACTGATGATTGGAATGTACAAGTTACTTTTATAGTAATTGATAAGTACAATCAAGTTTATCCTTACCAGGTTTCTTCAGAAACACTAGCTAAATGGTCAGAATCATTTGATGATATAGTGCAAAAGATTAAGTGGCACTATGAAAACAGAAGATATGATTTGCCATATGAGCTAGCATTGGGTAATGTAAAACTTTAATATCTATGGCTTTAAATGAAATTTACCGGAAGTATTTCCAGAAATCTAAGATCTTTTTGTATCCGCTCTTAGATATACCAAGAGGTGCTAAAGCTCTACCAACTGAAACTTATTTGAGTTGGGGAGATAAATACACCACTGAGGATGCAAAACTTGTATGCGTTTATCAAACTAAAGATGATCCAGACTATATGCTATTTGAGGCACAAACACTCATTAGACATACAAGACTGGATGATTATATTAAGATTGATGACTCAGCAAGTGTACTGATATTTAATTTTTCTGATTTAAAGAATGATTGGAATCATGTTGTAAATGGTAGTTATAGCCAAATACAAGATCATTTAAAGCAAAGGATATTAAGATATTTTAATAATAATGGAGCTAATCATAATTATATTAAAAGCTATCTGTATCCAGAATTTTATTTCAAACAATATGCAGATATACTAGCGGTATCAACTGATCTACTCAGATCTGTAGGTGAACTTTGTAGTAAGCCTGATCTAGAAAAAGAAAAGTTGTTAATTGGAGTGGGAGATTTGGAAAATATAAAAATTCTAGATTAATTTGCAAAACATTTTTAAAAACCAACAGATGAGTGAAAACACAATGATGCTTATCCAAGCTACTTGGAATGACAAGCAAACTTTTAGAATGATCCCTATAGCGGATTCATGTCCTTATGTAGAATGTATCTTTGATCCGGATACTAAAGTCTTTGTAATAATTTCTAAGTTAACTAAGCAAGCTTTGCATATGTTACCTAAAATGGATGACAATGGTGATCCAATTGCAGTTAAGCATGCAAGACCTAATGGTAGAAACTTTAGAGAAGAAAGACATAAGATTGAAGTATTCCAAGAGTTCTATGTAGAAGACAAAGCAGCTATGGAAGATGTTATATCTTTATTTGCAGTAAATGCAAAGAAGTTTGATTACAAAAAATTCTTGGGTGAATCAGAAACCCCAAGTAAAAAAGCTACAAAGTAGCGTTCTTCTAAATTAAAAGGGAGGGTGGAGGAGAGACTACCCTCTTTTTTTATGTACAAATTAAACGGGGGAACAGCTTAACTGAACAAGTGGGTATGAAAACACACTATGTACATGATTATGAAACTTTACAAAATTGTTTCATTGCTGTGTTTGAAGATATAAAATCTGAAGACAGAGAGATATTTGTAATGCATGAGTCTAGAAATGACATTGTTCCTTTCTTAACTTTCTTAATGCATAATGTAAATAATAATGAATGGCATGTTAGCTTTAATGGTTTAGGATTTGACAGTCAAATCACTGAGCATTGTTTAGCTAAGGGTCATGATTTACTTGATATGACCGGTGATGAGATTGCCAGGTTTGTATATTCTAAAGCACAAGATGTAATCAGAAGACAGAGTGATGGAGAGTTCTTAGAATTCAGTCCTAGAGATTTAAGTATTAGACAGGTAGATGTATTTAAACTTAACCACTGGGATAATCCAGCTAAGAGATCTAGTTTAAAATGGATTCAGTATACAATGGATTGGAAGAATATCATAGATATGCCTATTCATCATACTACTGAAGTAGAAGCAGAACAGATTCCGGATATTATCAATTACTGTATTAATGATGTTAGGTCTACTAAACAGATTATGCAGCTTAGTAAAGAGCAGATTAATCTTAGGAAAGCTTTGACTGAAGAGTATAACATTGATTTATTCTCAGCCTCTGAGCCCCGGATATCTAAAGAGTTATTTCTACATTTCTTGAGTAAACAGACTGGTATAAAAAAATATGAACTGAGACAGATGAGAACTCATAGACCTCAGATTGTTGTTAATGATATCATACTACCTTATATAGAATTCAAGACAGCTACATTTCAAAACCTGTTAAAGAAATTTAGGGAAGTTGTTATCTATCCAGGTGAAACTAAAGGAGGATTCAAGTATTCAGTACAGTATAGAGGAGTTAAAACTGATTATGGTCTTGGTGGTATCCATGGTGCTAGAACTAGTAGAGTGTATGAGTCTACTGAAGATATGGTTATTATGACTTCAGATGTTACTAGTTTCTATCCTAATCTAGCTATTAGAAATGGATGGGCTCCGGGACATTTACCACAAGCAGATTTTTGTGAACTATATGAGTGGTTTTTTGAAGAAAGAAAGAAGATACCTAAGAAGGATCCTAAGAATTATGTATATAAGATTATTCTTAATTCAACTTATGGACTCAGTAATGATGAGAATAGTTTTCTATATGATCCAGAGTTTACCATGAGGATTACCATTAATGGTCAGTTGAGTCTAACTCTACTCTATGAAATGCTTACTGAAGGTATACCAGGATCTGTACCGCTAGCTCAGAATACAGATGGTTTGGAAACTCTGATTCCAAGAGACAAAGTAGATAAGTATATGGAGATATGTGCAGAATGGGAAAGGATTACTAATTTACAACTGGAACATGATAAGTATTCTAAGTTTGTATTGGGTGATGTAAATAACTACATAGCAGTTACTGAAGATGGTAAGTCTAAATGTAAAGGTAGATTTGAGTATGAAAACCTGGCGTTGCATAAGAATAAAAGTTTCCTGATAGTTCCTAAAGCTCTGCATGCATATTTTGTAGATGGTATTGAGCCTGAAGATTATCTAAAACAAAACCAAAACATATTTGATTATTGTGGTGGTAAAAAGATAAAAGGTGACTGGGAGTTTTATTCACATGCTATTGTTAACGGTGAGTATGAAAAGACTAAACTGCAGGATACTATTAGATATTATGTATCTAACTCCGGCTGTAAGGTTATTAAGACTAACTTGTTTGATGGTAGAGAAACTCAAATAGAATCCGGCCAATGGATGCAGACTATTTATATTGACCATGAAGAAAAACCATTTGATGATTACAAGATTAATCTAAGCTATTATCTAGATAAGATAAAGAAAGAGATAGCTGGATTAGAGCCAAATAGAAATCAATTAAAATTATTTTAAATGCCAAAGAAAATACAGAACACAACAAAGGCGCACCTAGTTAGTGTGCCTTTACCAAACCATGGTGCTAGTTATACTGTAATTAGCCACCAATTTGTAATGGATTATGCATACCAAGCTCTTGCTACTGCAGGCTTTGGAATTGTAGAAGAGGAGTACAGATGTACTGCTGACGGGCAAATAGCTCAAGGTATCTATAGATTGAACTTCAATCAGGATCCTGAGTTGTCTATGATGTTTGCATGGACAAACAGTTATAACAAACAAGTGAAATTTAAATGTGTAGTTGGTGCTTATATCAATCAGAGTGGATCAGTAATGATCTCCGGGGATATAGGTAGCTGGGTTAGAAAGCATACTGGTACTGCAGATACTGAAGTAAAAGATACTATAGACCAATATATTTCTAATGCACATATGTATTATAATCAGTTATGTGCTGATAAAGCTTCTATGGAAGGAGTAAGCTTGAACAAAAGAAGACAAGCACAGCTTTTGGGTGTCCTGTTTGCAGAGTATGAGATTCTTACTACTGAGCAGGCTAGTATGATTAGAGATCAAATGAAGAAACCACAACAAGTATTTGCTAACACAGACAGCTTGTGGGCATTCTATAACTTTGTAACTAACTCATTACAGCATTCACATCCTAAAACTTGGATGGAAGATCAAAGAATCTTACATTACTTTATAGGGACCATATGTAATTTTGCACCGGCTACTGCTCCAGTTACACAAGTGCCTGATAATCAAGTGGTGCAAGAAGAAGATAACTGTGCAGATGATCTGCACCAGTCAGAAGAAATCATTCTAGAGGAAACTGAAGCTGTAGAAGATTCATTTGTTGAAGAAGATACTATTGAAGTTACAGAAGAAGAAGTACCATGGGTGAATGATGAAGTAATACACTATACTGATCCTGCAGGTAACACATTTGAAGCTCCAGTTATTCCAGAACCAGATCCAGAAGATGATGAGGATATTCCTCAAATGCCTGCACCTGAGTTTGAGAATGATGCTTTTGAATATAAAGCAGAAGAAGCTAATCTAGATTTGATTATGCCTGTAGAAGAAAAGAAAGAAACAAATAATTCAGCAGATTTTGATTTGGATTTTGTTTCTGAAGAACCTGAAGAAGACTCTGGAAATATTCCAGACTTTTTCTAAAGAACCTTTTCATCATGAATGATTAGGGTTAATAATAGTAATAGGGGATGCAGCAATGTGTCCCCTATTTTTTTAAATTTACAACATGGAAAAACAATTAAAAGCAGTAGCAGAATTTCATAGAGCCTTTAATCAAATAGATGGTCAATGGCCACAGAATCTTGAGAAAGATGAAGTAGTGCTGAGACATAGACTGATGGCTGAAGAGAATGATGAGTATCTTGATGCATGTCACAAAAACTCATTAGTAGATATAGCAGATGCATTAGGTGATAAGCTATATATATTATGCGGTACTATACTTAAACATGGTATGCAGCATATTATAACAGACGTATTTGATGAAATACAAGAAAGTAATATGAGCAAGCTAGGTGAAGATGGTAAACCTATTCTTAGAGAAGATGGAAAGATATTAAAAGGTCCGGGATACTTCAGACCTGATATCAGTAAATTTATTAAAGTAGATTAACATGCATCCAGTAGCATTCAGAAAAGCAATGATTGAAGCCTATATGGCAGGATTTGCAGCTGCTATAGAAGCAGGACTTAAAGATTATCCAACAAAACAAGAAGCCAGAGACTGGTTTGATAATGAGTATGGACAACAAGAGTCAGAAGAATGTGACTGTTGTGAAGAAGATGATTAAACCCGGGGAGCTATAATGGCTCCCCTTTTTTTTTCTTATCTGCCTTGGGCTCTATATGCCTTCTTATAATGCTTAGCACCTTTCATTCTAGAATTCTTGGTTTTGCTATGCACACCTGGTCTAGATTTCTTAACCTTGATATATGCTTTTACTGTTGTTGTTGCTGATTTTGCCATTAGTTAAATTATTATTTTGCAAATGTTGATTTAAATCCTTCTACAGCTTTATCAGGAGTTAAGTTATATCCTGTAAAGCCCATTAATTTTAAAAAGTATGCCCATGATTTGTTATCACCTTTATCCCATACTCCTGATTTCTTTTTAAATACTAAATCATCTTCATCCCATGTGAATAAAAACTGATCAGTAAACTTAGTAAATCTATCTACTACACTTGTCATAGCTGTTGGAGATTTTACAACCCTCCAGAAGTCACTTGGTTTTAAATAAGATGCTGTCTCACTTCTCATACGCAGAGCTTGATAAAGCATAAAGTGGTATGCATATGGCATTTCTTTTTTCTCTTCACCGTCATCACCTCCTGCCATAGCTGACAATACTATTATTAATGTAGCAAGAGCTGCAATAATAGTAAGTTCTGCAACTACTTTTCTAATTTGTGCTTTTTCAAATGTTGAATAAGTACTCCACTTTTTAAAGATATCAGTTTTGTATCTTATTGTGTCTTTTATTAAGGTTCTCCAAAATACTCTGTACATACCTTCTGTAGCTCCGCCAAGTTCCTCATCATATGAAGCACTTTTGTATCTTCTTTTGATACCAGGAACTAAATGCTTACGGTACATTAATAATAATCTACCTAATGCAAATCTCTGAGCCGTACTTTTGTCAAAATCATTATAGACACCATGCATTCTTTTATTAAGGGCATGTAGTACATTCATAAAGTTTTGTCTCTCTCTTTCATCAAAGTCTTTTCTTTCTACAGTACCATCTAGATTAGTAACATCTACTTCTATTTTGTAGTTGTATACTCTCTTACCATTCTCATCTTTTGTAACCTCAAATAGTTGTGGTCCATATTTTTCATGAGCTTGTAGTAAAGTAATTTCTTCACCAGTTTCCTTATCTATAACTTTCTTAGCATCCATTAATGCAAACAAGGTTTTAACTTGTATCTCATGTTCAGCAAAGTTATTATTGAAGAACATGGTATTTGTTCTAAAAAATTTATTTGCCATATTAGCAGATACATTCTTACCATACTCATCTTTAAATGTACCTTGGATAGGATCATATATATCAATTAACTGACCCATCCAGCTTTCTGGTTTACGTCTACCAAAGTCTGCAATGTTATCTCCTACTGTTGCCCAGTATTTTGTAAATCCTTTTCTTAAGTTTTTTCTATTAAAGTACTCACCACCTGCAGCTTCAATAGCAACTTGTATATTACCTTGAATGTTATTTGCAGTACCTTTAAGTACATCCATAGAGAGTGTGGTAATAGCAGATATTGCCATACCTGTATTAGCTATCTTAGACATTTCTAATCCAATAAGTTTCTCAGCTTTCTGAGATTCACCTTTAACTACCATGTCTATAAAAGCATCAACATGCATTTTAGAGTATGATGTTCCGGTGTTCTTTAGATACTGATCAAATCCTACTTTCTTAGCAGCAATATTAAATATAGATTCACCAGCTGAATTTACCGCAGATGTTTCTCTTTCTCCAATGATAGTTTTGAATGCATTAATCTCAGCATAGACTTCATTCATTGCTTCATATCTTCTTGAGGCAGCTCCATACTTTAATACAGATCCTAATAAATCCACACTAACATCATTAACATCTATTGGTTGTGTAAAATACACAGGTAAGATAACTTGACCTGTTAATGAATTTCTACCAAATGGTCTTGTATCTAAGTCATCACCTTCCCCTAAACTAGTACCATATATATCTTGTTCATAGCTTTGGATTTTGAAAGCTTCAACTGTATTTTTCTTTATGAGATTGCCAGCACCTTTTCTAAAGGCTCTTTCATAATCTTCCATAGGAATAGAAGGTAAAAAGTATCCCATTCTTTGTGCTTCAGGAATATCTTCTTGATCTCTTAGATATGTATCAGTAAGGTACTTATGATACTCACCTTCTGGTGATATAGGATTGCCTTCTTTATCATATAGCTTTAACCAAGCTTCATTTAAGTATTTGTTTGAAGGCTCAGTAAGTTCACCGTAAAATACTTTTTTACCTGTTTTTTTATCTTCATACTCTACTTTTTTCAACCATTCATCATATTCTTCTGCTGTGATTATACCAGCATCTACATCAGCTTTTTTAGCTTTTTGTATTTTTTGTATTTCTTCTTGAGATTTTGGTTGTCTATTTGCCTGATACCACTTTCTTCTTTTACTTCTCCATTCTTTTAAAGCAATTTCATGTTCTGCAGTTTGTTCTGGAGTTGGATCCTCTGCTAATCTAGGTTTAGGGTTATCTTTATAGAACTGAGACTCTGCTTGACCGTATGCATTTAGATCAAACTTTTGTACAAAAGACATTCTTTTATCAAATACAAGCTCACCATCTATTTTTACAGCTTTACCTCTATAGTCTCTTCTTAATACAGAGATTTCTTCATAGAGACCTTTGTTTAATTCAGCTACATTGTTTACGCTTCTACCAGTCTTAGCTATAAATTCTTCTAGTTTTGCAACACCCTCATCTCTTTCCATGATGTCTTCCATCTGGGCTCCTTGAAACTGAGACTTTATCATCTTTGCAAATAAAGCCATAGCACTATCTTCAGAACTGATTAGAGGATTTAACAAGAAATCAAATACACTTTCATCCTTAGATGCCATTCTTAGGATACCAGCTAGCTTTTGTTTATCTAAGAGCATGTTCTGCCACTTAGTTAATTCTTTTTTAGCCTCTGCAATATCCTTAAGTTTAGTTTTATCAGATAAATTTGATGCTCTAATGTCTGCTATCCTTTGCTCATATGTTTTAATTTGATCAACTATAGATTCTCTATTTGTATATGTTCTATAATTTATCAAAGACTCAGCAAGTAGGTCCGGCACCTCTTTTGTAAATGCTAGCTTTAAAAACTTTCTAATATTAATAGCCTCTTTTATTTTATCTTGAGGAGTGTAATCTGAAAAGTTTTTTCTTTCTACTGGTGTGCTGAAATATTCATCAACCTCATCTTCTGCAATCTCATCAAGTATGCTATAACCATTAGCAAACTCATTCATCATTACAAGACCTTCCAAGAAATCTTTGTTTGTAATCTTACCTTCTCTATGCTGAACAAGAAGATCATTAAACTCTTTCTTATATGTAAGAGCTTTATCAAACACATCATCTACAAATAAGTTGATTGACTCAACAGCTTCAAGCTCTTTAATCTCTTTTATTAATCTGTTTATTTTTGCCTGTTGTGCTTTCTGATTTTTAACTTTCTTCCGGCTTAACTCATATCTCTGTTCTTCTAAGAAGACTCTTATTTTCTGAACCTTTTCTGTAAATTCTTCAGGCTCTGCATCTTCAGTTAAGTCTGGGTCATCTTCAATAGGTGTTTCAAAATCAGAATCATCATTCTCTTCATTAAGTCTATGCCATTCTTCTAGAGCTCTTTCTTCATTACCATTTTCTTGGGCAAGAAGTCTTCTCCATTCATCACTATTTTTATTTGGACAATTGCCTAACATAATTTATCAAGTATTTTAGTTATTTTATTAAAGTCTTCCTGAGTCTTAGCATTTGCTAAATTATTGATTATATCATTAATATCATAACCCATTACTGCTAATTGTTCTTCTATGTTAATTGTAGCTCTTAAAGTGATGATTTTATCAAGGGCAGCTTGTTTAGCTACAGGATCCACAGGAGAATCAAGACCTGGTTCAGTTTCCTGTTTACCTGTCTCCATATTAATGTTTCTCATATATATTTCACCGGTAGTTTTATCTACTAAGTCATAGTTACCAAACTTATTTAGTCTGTACATTCTATTCTCTGAAGTAAATGTCTGAGGTTGAACACCATTGTTTTTAGCAAGTAGATCTTTGTATACATTTATATCTGTATCAATTGTAGCTTCAGGTTTTGGACTTACAGAAACATTAACAGATTGTTTACCTTGTACAAACTGTTTAAATCCTTTTAAGTCTTCTTTGTTTCCTAGTATATGAATTTGTTCTGGTTCAAATACAGTTATCTCATTGTTTAAATTTTTGTCTATTAATTGTATAGATTCATTTGCTTCTTCATTCTTATAATAAGTACCATCTGGTTTTTGCTGATTAGGAAATGAAGCTGCTGCATCAAAACCTCTTTCTTTATGTTCTTTATCTGTTATTTCAATACTTCTTATTAAATTTTTTATATTAAGTAACGCAAAATAAACAGTGTTTTTTGATTCATCTTTTTTATTAAGGTTAACTCCTTGTTTAGCAAAGTTTTCTGCAATAGCTTTTCTTAAAGTCCAGTGCGAATATGCTCTATGTTTTTCTATGCCTTTTTCAGCACCTCTATAAACAATATCTTTTACTTTACTATCAGGAAATATAGTATCTAAGTATTGAGAATATTGTTCAGGTGTTCCTATACTAGCTAATTCTGGATTAGAATTAAATATATCTTGTACTCCTTCTTTAACTTCAGTAGGTTGAGAAACTGGTTGTGTAGTAATCTTAGCCGGTGCTGTAGGCATACTAGGTTCTAAAGGCATAACTCTTCTCATAGTAATAGTAACCCTATAAGAACCAGCAGGATATGTTTTACCATCAATTTTTGTAGTAAGTTCTGGTAAAAATGTATCTTGTGGAGTCGGGAATGTTCTGTGCCATACTTCTCTATTAACACCATCAACACCAAATATATAACCTGTTCCGGCTTCTAAACTTAATTGACCTGCTCCTGGTATTCTTTCAATTGAGAAATTACCTTTACCACCTAGATTAATACCAATAACTGGATACTTAATAGCTGACTTACTTTCATCTACATCATTATGAGAAGATATAAAGGTATCTTTTTCATAAAGATTAATAATAGCACCATCATAGTTTGTCATATCTACTCCGGTAGCTTTTTGCATTAACTCTCTAAATCTTGGTGTAATTTGTCCAAGAGGTTGACCATTAACTGATTGGTTATAATAACCATATTTAGGATTTCTTTTTATTGGATCAGGGATGTTAACAGTTGTTTTTCCAGGATTATTACTTGTATAATCCCATCTTAAACCAAGACCAATCATTTTACTACCTTGTGTTGCTTTAAGACTTTTATCAGCTTGTTCTTCAAGATATGGTTTTAAATAATCAAACAATTCAAGTTGTTCTTCTTTACTTAAAGCAGCTTGATTTACATATATTCCAGGTACTACTTCTTCACCTTTAGGTTTATTAGTATTACTTACAGGAGCTTCAGTAGGTTGAGTAGATGGTTGAATTACTTCAAACTCTATTGCAGCAGCACCGTCTTTAAATCTATCTATAACATTTACATCTTCAGCTCTCCAACCTTCTTTATTCCAAGTACCTTTCCAACCTTCAGAACCTTTAGGATGTATAGCAGTTACCTTAGCATAAACAGTTTTAGTTGAACCATCTGCAGATTTACCAAAGTGTTTTATAGTATCCCCAACTTTAATAGCATATTTAGCCATTTCAGATTCACTTCTGGTTGTTCTTGTTCTAAATCCTGCTTCTATCATATCAATAGAATGTGGATTTGGACCAAGTGCTTTGATAGCTTCATTGTTAGCTGTTACTGTAGAACCATAAGAATTTATTCCGGATACTTTATTTTGTGGAATATCTGCTACTGATTCTGATGTACTAGTAGTAGACGGTTGAGTAGGTAATAAATCAGAAAGATACTTATCTGTAACTATTACTTTGTTACTAGGAATTTTAGATACTGCATCTTCAATTTGTTTTTTCCATTCTGCTGTGTCATACTTAGCACCTCTTTCAGATATTCTTTTTTGAAACTCTTTATCAGTAAGATTAATAACTTTATCAAAAGCAGCTGCATTATTTTTTAACAGGTTAGTATTGGATGTAAATAGAATTTTATTTTCAGATAAAGCAACTGCTTTAGCTTTATCAAAAAGATTTTGCATCATTTCATTATACTCAGTATTCCATTGTTGATTATCTCCATCTTTAACCTGATATGTTGTCACATTGTATTTATCAGCTATCTCTTTTACTTTAGTATTTATCTCAGTGGCATAATCATCATCTAAAGAAATAAATCTGTTATCTTGATTTTTCTTTAAGAAACTTTTACCAATAGTTGGATGTCCCCAGATAATTTTATCTGTAGGTTCTATTTTAACTTCAGACGGTTGAGTAGGAGCTTGAGTTACTTGAACTCTAGGTGTTGTACCTGTATGATATATAGTAAACTTAGCACCTATTTCTTGTAAGTAATCTATAAACTGACTATCTACCCCGGGCATATCTCCTACAACAAAAGATACTCCTTCATCATGTGCATCCTTAATAGATGCTTTAGTTTCTTCAGATAAAGGTTTGTTTTTAAATTCATTATTTCTAGCTAACATTACAATGTCATTATAGAAATTTTTAGAACCTACCATCACACCTTCTCTGTAATTAGGGTATTCTTTTGCAGTAGTTCCTGTAGATGAATCATTTTCTCTCTTAGGATCCAACTCTAAAATAAATCCACCAGCAATTTCTCTCATTGCATAATCTTTAGGATCTCCATTTTCTGATCCTTTCTTATATAATTTACCATTTATAGTTTGTTGTTCTGGAAATCCTCCTTTATATCCTTGGAATCCTGTTAATACTGTAGGTTGAGTAGGTTGAACATCTTCTTTCTTAGTGATCTGCATACCTGTTGCAAGGTTTACATTCTCATAGTAGAACTCACCGGTCTCTTGATCTAGCATGTCATATGTACCGTATTGGTTTTTAATCCATATAGCAGTCTGAGGCATGCCTTCTCTTTTACCAGTAGCTGAGTTATAGAATGCAGGGTATAAAGTTTTAGATGTAAAGAATTTCTCAGGTCTTTTACCTCCTGATTTTTTCACATAATCATTAAATGCATTAACATCTTCTTGATTTATTAATCTTACTAGAACTTCATCTTCTCCTTCACTATCATCAAATGTTTCTAATGTACCATCATTAGTTGGTTTAGATGTCTCTGTTGTTGCTAGATCACTATGGATATATCCTTCCGGAGAAACAAGATAGTTCTTAAACTTATCCATGCTTACAACTGTGTTGAATATCTCATCTAGTATTTCAGTGCTCAAGTAGTTCTTAAGGAATGCTTTAGATCCACCTTCAACAATATCTTTGTATTGTACAGGATCTAATGCTTTAATAAAACCTAATCTTGTTTTACCTACACCATGTTGATAGAACATATTAAGTGAGAACAAATTAAACATCTCAGATATTCTTTGGTTATCACTTTCATTTTCTTCATCAGTTTTGTTTTTATTCTGAACTTTAGTTACACTTGGGTCAGCTAAGTTTCTAAGATTGTTATAATATACTGAAGCTAATTCTCCTTGTGCCTCTTTCTGGTTATTTAACTGAAGAACTTTAGCACCTTCTGTGTTTGTTCCCGGAGATAATTGAGCTGTTATAGGATAATTAACTTTAAGTGTATCACCAAACTCATTAATTAAATTCAACAAAGAATCAGAATAACTATATTTGGTTTTACCCATGATATACTTATTGTTGAAACTAGCTCCTAGTGCTCTTTCAGATATATAGCTTTCATATGCATCATTGGCATTACCCATTGCATATACCCGTCTCATAAATTCACTATTATTTTCAAGAGATTCAATTGGGTGATTTACTCTATTAGACTCTCTAGCAATAACATATCTGTAATAACTTGCTAATGTCTGGAATGGATCATCTTTGATTTTAAATGTATCCAGGCCTCTAGAACCATAGTTATTTTCAGCCACACTTGTTTCTAAGTATGCTTTGTTTGCATAATCAGTTTCAATTCTGCGGGTGTTAATTGCTATACCTTCTTCTACTATTTCAACATCTGTGTCTAAATTATCTACTTTAATAACTGGTCTGTTATCTTTATAAGTATCCGGGATATTTACTAGTTCTCCTTTTTCATTGCTGAAGTTAGACAAATAGTTTTGATAGATGTAGTTTATTACTCCGTTGTTAAACAAAGTACTAAATCTTTCCTGACCATTTATACCTTTACCAAATGTAGGATTGTTTCTAATTCTAGAAGCTTTAGATTGATCTACAAATGCATCACTAATATATTTAGTTATCTCAGGATTAAGTCTTAGATTAAACAAAGGCTCGGTAAGCTGTTTAATTAAGTCATCTTGGTTAAATGAAGATAGTATAGATTCTTTAAGTAATCTGTTTAAGAAGTCTTGATCAATTGATTTACTCTTTCTTAATTCTTCATAAGCTTCCATTCTTTTAAGTACCTGTTGTACTGTAGTAAGCTTGCCGGTATCCGGAGAGAATGTTTGTTGCAAATCATTCATACCTTTAAACTGTCTTTCCAGTTCAAGATAGTTCATGAATAATGCAAGAGCTTTCATTGTCTTGTTATCTTTTACACCATCCTTTAAAGTTTTTGTAGGAACATCACCTTTTGGTAAGTATTCATTTGACAATACTTCAGTTGCAAAAGCAAAGTTCTCTGTACTGTTTATAGCATTGCTATAAAAATAAACTGTAGAATCATTACTCATATTAGGCATGGTAGATATTCTCTCAATATTTTGAGGAGCTAAACCACCGCTGTTTAATCTATCAAGTAAGTCTTTTAATGTAATTTCTTTAATACCAGAATCTTTCTTTATTTTGAAATAATATGTTTGGTCTTCACCTTTAGTTTTTAAACCATTTAGAACATATCTTAATTTAGCTACATTAATTCTATCATATAATGGATTCAAACTAGCCTGGTCAAAGTTCTTAAGCAAATTGTTTATGATATTATTTGCAGGACTACCTTTCTCTTTACTACCAACTATTTTAGAATAAGCACTTTCTTTTAACTTTTGTTTTTCAAAGTACTCAGCAATAAGAGGTTGGTTTAAGAAAAAGAATATTTGTTCCTCATCAACTCCGGCCTGAAGCATGTAACTAAATACATCCATAGCTTCTGGAACCAGTTTTAATTCAAATGGAAATGATTCTTTAGCTCTATCTAAGATACCTTGTAAAGCATGTGATGTTACATCTGATATACGGGAACCACTTTGAGTTCTTTCTCCGGACAAAGATATAACTTCTTGACCCATAGCATTCCTAGTTTTGTTATGAGCAAATCTCATTACTACAGGTAATGTGAAACCTGTCTCTATAGTTTTGTTTAATGCTTCAATAAAAGCAGAAGCTCTATATGTAGCTGGCATTAAAGCACCAACTGATTTGTATATAGGGTGACTCTTAGCTAACTTGGCCATGATACCTAGTGAAGGCTCAAGAGATAAGTTAGCATCATGCTTATACAAGTTATAAGTAGCCTCAAGTACTCTAGTAGGGCTTATGACAGTTTTTCTTTTACCGTTTTCATCAGCAGCAGAAAGTTTAGGTGCCTGACCATGAGTGTTCTTATATCTATTGTAACCTTTTTTGTTTTCTTCTAACTCAGCTACATACTTATCTACCAGGTAAGTTCCATTTGGTTTAGTCAAGTATGCATAGTTCTCCGGCAACATCAAGATTTCTACAGCAGCATTTTTAAATCTGTTCTGTAAATATTTTTTCTGCTCAGCAATAAGAGCTCTTGAAGAAGGTCTCCCTTTTATAGGTTTATTAGCTTTTTCAAGTGCCTGAGTTTCTTTAAGTAGAGTTTCAAATTTATCTACTCCTTTAGAAATAACTTTACCTTCATTATCTATGTTAGAGAAAGTCATGAATAACTTATCCCCGTCAAAGTCAGATCCAGCTTTTGCAACTATCTCAGTTGGTACTATTATACTATTACCAAATGCTTCAGGTAAGAAATGCCATACTGTTGCTGCTTCAATTGTATTGGTAGCATCATTAGGAATCCTTGGACCAAACATTGTTACAGCATCCTTGTTAGCCTCTAACCATTTAGGATCTTTGATAACTTCATTAAGTCTATCAATAGTAGAGATTTTTTCTCCATCTGTATGCTTGTCATTTAAGAGTTTAATAAACTCACCTTGCAGTGCAACAGCAACTTTCATCTCAGTACTTCTTTCTCCTGCATTTCTTAAATAGAATGGTAGAGTGTTTGAACCCATCCACTTTTTAATTTCTTCAAGATCAGTTAAAGCAGTATATTGAGAATCCCAAATACCATTAGTAAAGGTAGTTGGAGTTTGTACTAATGGTTCTCCATTAGTTTTTTGTTTAATTAACCCATTCTGTAAAAAGCTCATGATAAGCTTTTCAACTGTATCAGCTTCTGGATGTAATGATAAATCCATTGCTAGCTCTCTGTCATTAGCAGTGTTGAGCAATCTGATAAGGTGTTCAGGAGTATCTCTGTTTTTTAATTCATCTCTGATAACTTCAACAAACTGTTTTAAGTTACCAACAGCTCTACCATCTATAAACTCAAAACCAATCTCACTTAGTAATTCTTCTTTTAATATTTCTGAGTAATCTTTTACTGCAGATAAATACTCATCAAGTACTGGTTTGTTTTTCTCATTGATTAATTTACCTTCTTTATATAGGTTATCAAGTAAGATACCTCTGGTCTGTGTAGCAATAGGAAGAGAGCCCTTAAAGTGTTCATTAATAACTGTTACCTCTTTTAAGTTTGCCATGTAAATAGGATTCACTGTAAATTCAGCATCCTCTTTAATAGCTTTATCATCTTTACTAGTAAAGATATTATCTACTTTACCATCAGATGTTAAGTTAGCTCCTTTAGAACATGAGTCAAATGCTACATATTGAATGTTCTCTTTTAACATTTTTTTATGTAATATATCTAACTCTGAACCTTCTTGTGCATTAACTCCCGGGATTAAAGGTATCACAGCAAATTTATGCATTGCTCTTACCGGTGCAATACTGTTTTGTATAGCCCCAAAGTAATGTAACTTATATACAGGGAAGTAATCTTTTACAGTCTTAGGATTTACTTTTTCTCCTTTGATAATTCTTTGGTAAAGACTTTCTTGAGCTAATGTCCATCCTTTTCCTCCAGTTTTGTGTAAAGTTCTATATGCATCAAAAGTCATATAGGCCATACCATCACCTTCTTTCATTCCCATGAATGGCTTAATGTCTTTTTTAATAAGCTCATCTATAGTTTTAGAATCATAGGTTCCGGCATATTCTTCTTTCCATGCTTTGACCATATCATCTAGATATAATGAATCTCTCACAGCATCTTTTATAACTGCTGTGTTTAAGTTCTCACCATATATAAACTTTTTATCTGCAGGTATATTAGGCATGTTTAAGCTTGCATATGTAACTTTGTTGAAGTTATCTTTAATGAAGCTTTTCATTCCTTTATCAAAAAGGAACCCGGTACCATCTGAAGTTAAGCCAGGTATACGTTTGGTCCAGTCTTCTTTATCATGACCCCACTGTGCATGATCACCATATACAAGCATTGCTGACTCATACTTATGAATAAAGTCATTATACAAATATGCTTTTAGTATCCTATCAGTTAATGTCTTATCTAATTTTAGACTATTGATTTTATTACTAGTTAATTCATCAGCTTTATATCCAAGTTTTTCAAAAATAGACTTAGACAAGAATGGCATTTTCTGGAAATACAGAGTGTCTAACTCATTAGTTTTTTCATTAAAGTAGTCTATGATATCATCTGCCATCATTTTTCTTAATGGCTTACCTCTTAAGTAATCTACTAAAGGAACATCTATTTGTTCATCAGCTAATTTATATAATGCATCTTTTGTTTCTTGTCTAAGTACAGAATCAAATGCAGAAAATACTGAGCCGGCAGGTGCATCATTACCATTACCATCATCAACTAATTTGTTATACCCAGTAATTTTTAAGTATTCTTCTTTGTTTGCTCCTCTGAATTTTTTAATTCTATCAAACTCACCCTGGATATATGGAAGTATGTTATTACCAATAGCATAGATTTCACCATTAAGTCTACCTTTTTCATCTGTTTTAGTAAACATATCCATGTCTACATAAAGATTTTTATCTGTGCCTTGTAAAAGATAACCTACTGAACTTCCTTCTATACCTCCAACAACTTTAATACCATATGAGAATTTCTTTTCAGAGTGTCTTGGGAATTCAGCTACACCACCTAAAAGCATTGTATGTAACTCCTGTAAAAACTTAGACTGCGGATCTAGTTCAGTAGTAGTATTACCTTCTGCTTCTTCTATCTCAACTTGTCTTCCATTTTTGGTAACTGTCTTTTTATTAGACATAGATGTGCCATCTACTGCCATTAATAAAACACTTTTACCTGGTATCTTCTTACCATTAGCATCAAACAAACTTTTAATAATGCTTAGTTGAAGTGTGTGAGGATTAATAGCTGGATTCAGGTAAGACATATAATTATATCTTGGATCCGTCCATAGCTGATGCATCTCTGTAACTTCATTTAATGCATATACATAAGATGCAGCAGAACTCCAATTCATTTCTTGGTATCCTGTATTACCGTTGGCACGGATAACACCAGTTGTAGCTGAGTCAAAACCATACTTAGATTGTAATTCAGCAAGTCTCTTTAACTGTGTAAGTTCTTTTACTGAACCTTTAAGAGTAGATAATACACCAACAGGAATAATATTTTTAAGAACATCAATTGGATTCTTCTTAAACATGTCAAGATACTTAACTCTTTCAGCTGTTAATTCTGGATCACCTTCTTTTAAGTTATTTATCTCATTGAAACCTTTAACAATATCAAATATATAAGCTAGACCATAGTAGTCAAAGTTGTCCGCTAGTTCCTTTTTAATATTGTCATTGTTATCTAAGTCAATAGCCATTGCTCTAGCAAAGTCTATTGCATCTTTTTTTGCTAACTCACCTTTAGTACCAAAGTCTTTTACTAGATTAGCTAAGTTTAATGTAGAAACATTGTCTTTACCTTTATTAATATATGAAGTAGCTTGTGTACTTTTGAATAAAGCCATCCATCTATTTAGAGTATTGTCAATAGCAATAGAAGATTCTTTAACTCTAAAGTCTATAGTATTACTGTCAGAATCATTAAATGCAAACAACTGCATGTACTTAACTCTGAATTTACCAAAGTCTTGCCAGAACCTTACACTGATATCCATCTCATGTGTATTTGTAATATTGTTCGGGTCTGGATATTTCTTTTCATATAACTGCTTAAGCTCAGGAAACTTTTCAGATTCCTCAGCTAGCTTTGCATATGCTTTGTATCTATCTCTTTCTCCGCCTATAGTCTTGGCTAGAATAGTAAATACTTTATTAAAGTCTGCTCTTTCTTTAACTCCAAATCTATCTGTTGGTGTAGTACCATCAGGGTTGACTTTAAATAAACTTTTGATAAGATAAGTAGTTTCTTTACTCATCATTTGCTGAAGTGACTGAGTACCTGGTTTAACTTCTGGATCTGTTGTTGCACCTTCAGTAACTTCAGTTTCATCTATAACATTACCGTCCTGGTCAATCTCTTGTTTTGATTGGCTTTGTACTTCTATGTCAAACTTATTTTTACCAATTTCATAATCAGTGTTTTCCATATGGTACTTAACCATACCACTTTTTTCATCACCCCAGTTAGCTAATGTATTTTGTAAGATTCTTATGTTATCTCTAACTAATTGTTGTTTGTCATCAACAAGAATATTTTTAGCATTCTTATTTAATATAACTTCTGTATATGCTTTTTGTTTCTCTGCATTTTTATAATTCTGAAACTGTAATTCAGCATCTTGTATTTTAGAAATGATAACAATATCAACAGGTCTTCCATCTTTAGTTATTTCTTTATGCTTGTAGAAATCACCAAGGATTTTAATACTGCCTTTATAGTCTTCTCCTCTAACTCTTTCACCACGTTTTAAAGATGGGTCTAGTTTACTGAAGTCATCAATCTGAGATGCTAAGAAGAAGTACTTGTCTTCTCCTTTCTTATTCTTCATTACAGCTACTGCATTATCAGAAATTTCCTTTAATGTAGCATACTTATTAAAGTCTTTTTGACCTTTAACTTTTTCTAACTTAGCTGTTTCACTTTTAAGTATTTCCTGAAGGCTGTTCTTTGTTTCACCATATAACCAAGCTCTCTTTGCAGTATCAGTAAGCATTAATACACTTGCAGACTTAAGACCTTTTGTATGTAACTGTTTTTCTATATACTCAGGAGTTACTTTTATTCCTTCTTTAAGTGCTGTCTCAGCAATCTGTTTTCTAGCTTCAATAACTCTGGTGTCATAGATATCATCAATTTTTTCAGAGAAGATACTATCTATGGTCTTAACCATTTGATTACCATCTTGAGGACTTAAAGCATCTTCTTTTGGATTATTTACCTGTCTTACTCCTCTATCTAAATCATATAATACTACATTGTCTACAGAAGCTTGATAACTATTAAATCTACCAAGGAATAAGTTATCAAATAACTCTTTAGCCATTGGAGAATTCAGGCTATCTAACTGAATATCTTTTTTCTTAAACTTATTAAGGTACTTGCCAAATAGTTGTTTTAAGAAGTTTAGTATTTGTCTAAAGATTGTATTTCTTTTTGGAGCATTTTCTTTTGCTTTACCGGACTTAACATAATTTCTAAAGTCTTCAGCTAGCATTTCTTCTAGTTCTCTAAACTTTTTATTTGCATAAGGTTGATTACCATTAGCATCAGTATAATTTTGAAGCTCTGTATATAGATCAATCTTTTGTTCCTTAGTTAAGAACAACTGAGAGAAAACATGCCACGCCTCATGGTATGCAGTAAGATTTTGGTAAAATGAACCATTAAGCTTATTCACTTTAATAGTACCCATTTTATCATTTGTATCAGCTATATATGCAGCATTAACTATAAATGTTGCAAACACATCTGAGTTAACAAGATTAGCTGCATGCTCAAATGAGATAAGGTCTCTTAAAGGTTTAATCTCTTCACTGTTCCACCACTTCTTAGCCCGTAAAACTTTAAGAGGATTTATTCTTTCTTTGTCAAATCCTTTTCTATCAAATGAACCTGGTATAGAATCTAAGTCTATCTTACCATTTGATTTAAATATTTCACTTACTGCAGAATCTGTACTTTCAGGAGCTGGTGCACCTGGTTCAGTTAAGATTTGTAATGTTTCTGCATTAGTAAGTTCCTTAGAATTAATAGGTTCTGGAAATCTTTTGTTAATCTCATCATTAATAAGTTTAGATTGAGCATCTCCAATTTGTCTCCAATAAGCTCCAAGTATGTTATCAAATACTTTTGTAACAAACTCTTTTGTATATGTTGGATTTGTAGCAATCTGATTTCTTAAATATGATACAATTAATACTGGTTCTGATACAGGTTTTACTTTAACGGTTGGATCTGACTCAACAAGAAGTCTCCAAGCTTCACTATTAGCTTGATTTATAATTCTATTAGATTCTATAGTAGCCGGATCATTTTTAAGTTTCTCAGCCTCTAATGCTAACTCTTCATCAAAGCTTAATTGTCTTGTGTTAGATTCAATTACTTTACCTAATGTGCTATCAGGAGTAGTGTAACTAACTGAATAGTTATAGAATCCGGGGTCTGCATTTATAATTTTTATTTCAGCTGGTAAAGTACTTAAGAATTCATTATATGATTTATCAATGAATCTTGAACCATCTTCAGATAGTCTTTGGTAGTTTTTATTAAACTTGCTGCTATCATATGACATGAATACAGCATTTGATTGACCTTCTATATTATTCTTAATTCCACCATTCATTAAAACATTTACTATTCTATCTTTAATGTTTTTAACTTCTTCAGCAGATAGTTTTTTTAAATTAGTATCTGTTAATAATTTTCCTTTCTCATCTACAGGGTTTTTAAATTTAAAATCTTTATACTCATTAAAGTATAAGTATTTTAAATCTTTATCAAAACTAAATTTATACTTTTTGGCAGAACCTTGGATATCTAAGGAACTTGGTAAAAACTGATCTACAAAACCTTTTTTAGCTGCTAAAGGAATATTAGGATTAGTTAATACTGAAGCCACTTCATCTGCAATATCTTTTGTTATTCTTGGTCTGTCAATTGCAAAAGTGTTTCCGTTAATCTCAATTGTGGCTTCACCTTTTCTTAGTGTAGCTGTATCTCTTGGTGCAGTTTCAATTGTGCTATAAACATCAGCAGTTATACCAGGAAACTTTGTAAGTTCATTTAATAAAATTCTTGTTGAACTTAAATTAGATGATATACCTGTAGTAATACCTGTAACCGGTAATAACTTTGCTTCATTCTTTAATGCTTTCTGTTGTAGGTCATACAACTCTTTCATCTGCTTTTGTTGCTCTGCTACAACTTTATCAAAGTACTCTCTCTTTGTTCCATCTATTTCTGGATTGTAAGTCATTCTTGCAAACTCTTCTGGAGAAAGAACTTGATCTTCTTGATTATAGATGTCTTTTACAGTATATTTATTACCTTGTTTTCTTACAGTTCTCATGAACTGGTATACTAACTTTCCAGTCTCTTTATCAGTTATCTTACCTTCATTATCTACATAGATATTATTACCAAACTCATCAGTAAGAACAAGTATAACTCTTTGATTTACTTGTGCAATTGCAGGATCAACTTTAGATTTATTATTGATAATTGTTCTAGAAGCAGCTATCTCATCTCTAGTTTCTTTATCAAGCATGTCTAGGTTTTCACCTCTGGCAAATAAATCTAAATTTTCTGCACGGAACATTAACTTTTTACCTTCATAAATAATACCATCAGTGAGGTCACTCATGGCTTGTATTTGTTTTATGTTTTCAAAAGTCTTTATAATATGAGCTTTCTCTGGATTAATTTCTTCAATTACTACAGAACCATCAGATTTTTTATTAGGATTAATCTTAATATAATTCTGAAGAGTTCCTCCCCAAGGACTTAATGTTTTAAATCTATCTGACTCAATTACAGTTACTGGTTCTTCTGGTATTGGAATTTGATTAAGCTCTATCTTATTAGCATTATCAGCTTCTCTTTCAACCTTACCGGGTAAAACATCTGGCTTTACTTGATATCTACTAACAACATCACTGATCCCTGTATCTGATTTAAACTGTCTACTTAATTTTTTAATAGCAGACTCATTTAATGTATCTTTAAAATCTAAGTTTTTAAAAGCAGATTTAGCAGACAATGCATAAACCATGGCCGGAACATGCTGAATAAACTTAGCTGCAGTTTCTGCATCTTGTTTACCAGCAATTTTATTAAACAAATCTTTCATGAAATCTTCAGCATCAAACTCAGTATCTGAGTCTAATGAATCTTTCATTCTTTTATATGTTAGTTTAAATAGTTTTTCAATCTGAGAATCAGAAAGGGCACATGTTATACTCATGATTATTCACAATTTAAGTCATCTAATAAGGCATCCTCAGCTTCATCTGAAGATTTGATTTTATCCGCTTGATTCATTAGAGCATCTGTTACTTCATCTTTATCTAATAATGCATCTACATTATCTTCAGATTGGTTTACAAATTCTTGTTCTTCTGGTGTAAGAGTTATTTCTTCTGGAGCAACTTCAGGACCTAATAAATCAGATTCAGTCTTGTAGTTTTTATTTAGTTCTTCCATAGTAACTGTAAGTTTATTACCTGAACTATCTCTAAGAGTAACAGTATTATTTCTATGGACAGTTTGGACAGTAAATTTAGCATTATCTCTGTAAAGATCCATGCCTTTTTTGACAATAATTTTATCTAATTGGTCTTCATTGTCAAACTCTTCAAGCTCTCCTTCTACTACTTCTTGCTCAGGGACAAAGACTTCTTCTACATAACCTGTAGTAGTTATTATGGCTTCAGTAACTTTATTTAAATCATCAATTTTCTCTTGGATTTTATTTTGAACAAACTCTTTTGTAGTATATTTCAATTGAGATTCCAGTTTAAACACTTCAGCATTTACAAGATCCAATGCCATCTTAACATCACCTTCAGCAATTTTAGCATTAGCAAGTTTAAGAGCATTAGCAATACCTATGTTAGATTGATTTACTTTATCAGTAGTTATAAGTTTGATAATCTGAGACTGATATTCTTTAAACTTATTTAACTCTTCATTTGTTTCACTGTTAGCTTTTAGATACTGAATTCTTTTTACAGCTTCATGTATCATTTTAGATACTTCTTCTTTATTAGATTCACCATCTTCTATTGGTTGATATTCTTCATCTGTAAGAATTCCTGATTTATGTAGTGTATCAGCAGCAGTAAGCTGACCTATAGTCGGTTGCCCTGTTGAATTTTTAAATCTTTCATGAACTGCATATCTATCAGCAAAGTCTTCATCTTGTTTTAACTGTTCTTGTATAAATGCACTAGAAGGAGCTAGATTAATATTATCAAATGATACATCAGATTTAATTGTAGAAAGTTTAGCAGCAAGTTTATCTACTTCAGATTTACTTTGAGCAGCTAGACCTTCATACTTAGTAATAGTTTTATCTATAAACTTTTTACCAACTACCTGACCAAGAGCAAGTTTCTTTTCTTTAAGAGCTTCTTTTAGATTTTCAGGAATGTCAAGATTATTGTTTTGAGCAAAGTTATTTATTTTCTGCTCAATCTCATTTAATGCAGTTTTGTTTTGTTTAGTATCTTCATTTGTAATACTTTGTAAGTCCACTAGATAATTATTAAACTCTTTAATTGCTTTTTCTTTAAGACCAGGCATAAATTTAACAGCTCCGGGAGGAAACAATATATCTAACTTATCCTGTACAGTTTCTCTATACAAAGGAACCATCCAATCTGAAAATTTAGTTTGGGCAGCTTTAGATATTAGTTCACCAAATTGATTTCTCTTATAAGTACCATCAGGATTCTTTTGGTATGTTTGATCATAATAGATACTCATTCCAGAAGGTTTCCCTGCTGATACCATTGCATTAGTCTGTTTGTCTGAGCTTCTTTCAATAGCAAGTAGAGCAATTCCTGATACTGGATAGTCTATCATTTTTTCTAACATAGTAGCATAAGCTCCTTGCTGTAATGTATACTCTTCTCTTTTAGAATAGTTTCTTTTATCTTCAGCCTTACTAAGTTGGTTAAAGTTAGTCCACTTTCTCATCTCACCAGACTTGATATCCACTATCATTATACCATCTTTAGTAGCTAATAATAAGTCAATCTCCCCTGCTATCCTGTCTTTGGTTCCGTCAGGTCTAGTAATATCAGAATCATAAACAACAAGACCTCTACCAATTAAGTAAAACTCACCGGCATCTACTCTTTGTTTTATACCAGTTAAGAAACCTGCGGGACCAAATAAGTTATCATAGGCATCTTGAGATATTTTACTCTCATCAAACTTTGGTTTAATACCAGACTCTAAATAATCTTTGGCATCATCTAAGAAGTTACCAGCATCTCTACTATCTTGATATGTTTCTTCAGCAAACATCTTTAGAACAATATCTTTTGTAGTGTTATGACTAGTAGTTTCTTCTTTAGCTGTAGTTTCTTGAACAGGTTGAGCAGGTTGTTGTCCTAAAGCAGCTAGTTCTTTATAAGCTTTTCTGTTTAAACCATCTGCACTTGAAATAGCACTCATAGCCATTTCTTTAGGTATTTCTCCTTTTTTAACAGCTTCTAAATACTCTGCATCATATTGATCGTTAATTTCAGTAGTTTGTTTACTTAACTCTTCTTTAGCTTTAATAATTTCATCATTTGATGAAAGTTTTACTCTAGGTCTACTTTTAATAAATGAAATTATAGATTCTTTTCTTCTTTTTTCTATATCAGCTATTTTAGCTTTTATATCAGGTGTAGTTGTAGAAGTAGTTGTAGGAGCTGTAGCACCTTTGATTTGTTTCTCAACAGCTGCTAGTTCTTTAAGTATTTCATTCTTTTGAGCTACTAGATTGTTTACTCTTTCAGGTAGGTTATTTTCTTCAGCTTTAATAATATCTCTGTCTTTTGCATCTAACTTGTCAAGTAAAACATCTTTTTGTTTTTCAAGTTTAATTTGCTCAGGAGTAAGACCATCTAAAGCTCTTAATTGATCTGTAAGTTTTTCAAGAAACAAAGCATTAGCACCCGGAAGTTTATTAATTTCTAGTAGTGCATTTAGCTGTGATATAAAATCATTTATAGAATCTTGATTTAAACCATTAACACCAATAGTATTATTAAATGCAGACTCAACTTGTGTCTTACCTTGGTATTCATAGTCTTTACCTAATACTTCTTGTATAGCATTAGTTACCCTTCTATGGATAAGCTTGTTAATTCTATAAGCCGTCTCTCCTTTTTTAAGACCAGTTACCGGGTCATCTTCAGTAAGTAAATAGTTTTCTTCTACACCTTTTTGTTTCTCAATAAGAATCTGAATCTTCTGAACTGCTTCTTTTATTTCAGCAGGAAAACCTTCAAATTGTCTACGGCTAATCACAGCATTAAGATTTCTAACATCTGTCATTAAAGCTCTTTTCTGCTTTTTAAGATCTGCTATAACATCCGGGTCTTCATCATCCGGAAACTCTTGCTCAGTTTCTAACTGACTGTTTATATTGTTGATCTTATTATTAATGTTATCCCGGTATTTTATTATTTCAGGTAGACTTAGATCTTTAGTATCTATATCTGTTCCTTCAAATGTAAATACTACATTGTTCTTTGGACCGGTAGGTTTGTTTTCTTTATTGTACTGGTCAAAGTATTTTTTATTTTCCGGAAGCCTATACCATTTCTCAAACTCTGCATCTGTAACATTATCATCTGCATAGATAGCATCCTGCTCTTCTTGCGGTAATGTGTCTACATATTTTAAGAATTCAGAATATAGCATGTTTCTAAAGTCCGCATACTCTGTTAAGTCTGAGTCCTGTGTTACTTCTTCATACGGTTCTTCTGTTTCTATATCTTGCATGTCTGCATTATATGCATCCATTACTTCTGCTATTCTTGCTTCATATCTATCCTGAATCTTTTTTACCTCAGCTTCATCAGCTTTTTCAGTATATGTAAACTTCTTAGCTTCTGTAAATTTAGTTTTGATTGTAGGTATTTCTACTATATCACCTTCAGCATTATCATATCTTAATTCACCAGCAGCATCTTTATAAAACACCATTGGTTCAATAGCATCTTTATAGTCAACTTCTACATACTCTTCCGGTTGGAGTTGCTCAGCAATCTCTTGAATTTTAACAGATTTGTTTTTACCTTTTCTCTTAATGTCTTCACCATATTCTTTAACAGTTTCTTTTGGTAAAGCATCAATCTCATCTTGCATTTTTTGCTTTAACTCATTGATCTTATCTTCATAGTCTTTCTTAACAACATTAGTCTTTTTAGGCTTTAGTTGAGACTTTAACTCAGCTCTTTTCTCAAAGTATTCTGCATAGATTTTCTTATATTCTTCACTACCTTCTGGGTATATCTGTTTAGTTTTACCGTCATATATTTCAGAAGGTGGGATGTTCTTGTCTCCAAGATAATTCTCCATGTCCTCTCTGTTCAAATACAACTGATTATCAGCTAGTTTATTCAATAGAGCATTATCTCTTACTTTACCCATCTCAGATGCAACAAGATCTTCAAAGTATTTTATTCTTCTGTCATAGAACTTTCTTGCTACTTCAGCATTTCTTCTTGCAGACTCCATGAACTCCGCTGGGTTGTTCATGATATCTACATACGTAGCTAGAGCTTTTCCTTCTTGCCCAAGTTTATAGTAATCTACAAGTTGTTCAAATGCTTCATCAGCTTGCTCATCAAATATGTAATCACCTTTATCTTTAGAAAGAGTTTTTAAATAATTATTATGAGCATTCTTAAGATTAAGTAAATGGAACATTTTAAGTTCTTCATTATCCAGTGACCCAACTCTTTTGTCTAACTCTTCTGCTATTTCTTCTGCAGTTGGTTCTTTACCTGTCTTTTTCTGAAGCTCTTCTTTTACAATCTTTACTTTATCTTCATCAGCTCTGTTAAAGTATTCATCAAATCCTTTGTGAGCTTTTGCAAATTCAGAAAGAAGTTGGATTCTGCTTTCTAATTCATTTACTTTTTTAGCATTGTTTTCTCCATCTTTTTCTAATGCTAATTGTGTGTTTAACAGTCTTACCTCATCAATTATTCTTTCAGGTTGAAACAATAAAGATTTATCAGTGCTGCTTAAACTTTGAAAGTTTGGATTAGTATTATACTTATTTTGGATACTAGCTCTTCTTCCTTTAACATCATTATATGCTTCATTGAAAAATGCATAATTCCGGAGAGAATCATTCCAACCTTTATATAAAGCTAGTTTAGCATCATACTCAGGTGTTCCTTCTTCACCTAAATTATCTAAGCTTACAGGATTAGGGTGTTTTCTTTCACCATTCTCAAAAATATTATTGATGTTATTTAATCTAGCAATAGCTTTATCAACTCTACCTCTATACTTAGGAACTTGTTCTTCAGTAATTTTCATTGCATCTGCAAACTCTTTGTCATCATATTGTTTAAATGATTTAAGAGTATCCATAAAGATACCAGATGTACCGGTTCTTCTCATGGTATTTACTGCATTTACAAATGATTCTGTCTCAGCATCTAGACCTCCTTTCTTACTAGCATTTATTCTAATCTTGCTAATCAAATCTTGAGCTCCTGTATTCATAACTCTATCAGACATAAAGTCTTTCATCTTAACATCATTCAAATCTTTAACAAGATTTTCTGCAATTGCTGTTTGATCTTTTTTCCATTTAGCAAAACCTTCTTTATCAAAAGTTCTATTATATGTGGAACTTAAAAAAGGAATAGCTGCATTTAATGGAGATGCTAATGTTCCCATAAAGAAACCAGATGCAAATGTTTCAAGACCTTGTGAATTAAACTGATCTTTTAAACCTTGTGCATAGTAATCAGCTTTAGGTTTTAGATTAGCTTTAATTACTCCTTTAGAATACAACTGTGTTTGTAGAGTAGGGCTTTTGTAACTATCTATATAGTATCTTTCATTTGCCTGAGCAATTACTTCCTGGAAGTTCTCTTGAATACCTTCTGTAAAGTTAGCTTTAAAATATCCTATTGTACTACCAATTGATTTATGTATAGGATCTTTTCTCCAACCTTTTGCCCAAGTTTTTAGATTAGACTTTTGTAACTCAAACTGTCTAGCTGTTTTATCATATATAACTTTACCAAGTTTACCAAAGTCTTTCTGACCTTCTCTTGCAGCTATTTCATATATATCATCAGTAGTAGATTTAATAAAGTTTCTTAAACCTCCTCTTGGTGATGTGATGTTATTAAATGTAATTGAGTTAGATGCATATATGAGAGCTGTATTAGCTAACAAAGTTTCCAATGAAGCATCCTTAGCTTGTTTTTCTAATTCAGCTTGTTCTTTGTTTGATGGTGGTTCACCTTTTGCCATGTATGCTTCATGATAAAGTTTATCATATACTTTATTCTCAACCATACCAGCTTCAAGTCTAGCTTCAGATAAAGCCATGTTTATCTTTCTAATATCTCTATAAAAACCACCAGCAGTTTTTGAAAGTGCTGCTAAGTCAGTTATATTGTCAGTGCCTTTAATAGCTTTAAATGCTTCAAAACTATTCTCTAAAGGATTAAGACCTCTACCTATTGCAGATACTGTTTTATTAGAAGCTGCAGCATTCCAAAACTTTCTTGCAGCATTTATACTGTCAAAACTTTTAAGAGTAGTCTTTACAGCATCATATCCTTTAACTGCTCTTTGTGTTAAGCTTAAAGCTCTAGGAACTTTAGTTGCTATATTAGCAGTAGTTGCAAATAAACTTGCACCACCTGTAGGGGCAGCAAGTAATGCACCAGCAATTTCTTCAGCAACAGCTTCAGTTATAATACCTGCTGTATACCCAAAGTTCATCATAGTATTATTTGCAAATCCAAATACACCACCTTTAGATGATTGACCTATTCCGGCTGCTTCTTCATATACTCTTGCATCTTCTCTGTCTGAACTTGTAAAGTCTCCATGAGCCATTTTCCATAAACTCTTTGGTCCTGATACAAAACCTCTAGAAAATAAAGGAATAAATGAATGTGTCATCATTCTAGAAAAGTCATCCCATCTAGATGTCTGAGCATTAAAGTTTGATTCATTATCTCTTAATGGGTGAAAACCAATCTTGTCAAATGTTTCTTGACCATATGCTGCATATCTTTTATAAAATGCATTACCATCTGGTCCGGCATTGTATGAATAGATTTTAGCATAGTTGTCTTTATTCTGATTAGCTTGAAAGAAAGCATCTAAAGATTTTGTTATACTTGCTTTATTCTGAGCTCCAGAAACTTTTTTAGGTTTTATACTAGGATTGTTTGCAGGAGTCCTTACAACATTTCTTTCAATAGAACTATTAGGTCTATCCAAGTTTGTAACCTGTGGTAACACAGGAAAGTAATTCTCCGGCTTTGGAAAATTAATTTTTGGATCCGTAAGCATATCACCTTCAAATGGTGATAAACCTTGTGCATCTAATCTAGGAGCATTAATGCCTCCGTATTCTGGTCCTAAAGAATCTAAAGGACTAAAAGGTGTTTCTTCTGCCATTATTGACCTAGGTTTTCAAAGTTATTATACTGTAATGTATTCTGTATATCCGCATCATCCATAAAGTTATAGATCATTCCATCTCTTAAATTTTCTAGATTTTGACCAGTAAATCCTACATTATTTCTATATACTTGTTTTTCTAACTTACCTGTATCAGGATTAAATAAAGGATAGGTAACAGTAGTAATATAGTCACCGGTTCCTAATGTATTCTTTTCTACTTTAAAAGATTTCATTGGATCCCCACCAATACTATTTAATTCATACTTACCAAATGTTTCAACATAACTTTCCATTGGTGATTGATAAGATTGCTTATACATATTACTATTCATCTTTTTATTATTCATAAAATATGTAATACCATGTTTAGCAATTGCTGCTGCTTCATTTGGTGTAAACAATCCAGGTTCAGATATACCTCCTTTTGAATTTAACTTAGCTGTATTAGCTTTAATCCATTCAAGATTTGGTATTATTCTTACTGCAGCCATTCTATCAGAACCTCCAGCAATAGGAGACACTTTAAGTTCAAAAGCTCCAAGAGAAGATTTTTTCTTCTGCATATCCTCACGGATTTTATCTAATGCCGCTTTACCAACATCATTATGTTTATTTCCAGACTTATCATACATATCTTTAGAGATACCATAAAATGATACTCTGTCCATGTTATCCATTCCAAAAGTTTTTAAGTCATTACTTACATCAGCAAAATGTGCATAACCAACACCATGTACTTTTGGATTAACTGTTATTCTTGATGAGCCTGTTGCAAATAAACCTGTACCAGATCCAGTTGGTCCTCCAGGGATTCTTGGAGGTGGTGTTTTAATAACTTTTTCAGTTGAATAAGCTTTACCTGCAGCTTTTACTAATTCATCATAATCAAAATTAACTGATGGTGTAGTAGCTACTCCGTATATTTTTTCAGCTATATATTGTTTAGGTGCCGCAATTGGTTTTAAAAATTTATTTACTCTGTCTAATACATCAAGGAACTGTGCACCTTTTGCAGTCCAATAATCATTCATTCCAATTAATTCTACAGCTGCTTTATACCCAGCTTCTCCTTTTTGAATTTTTTCTTGAGCAATATACTCTGCCATTTCATCTTTTGAAATTGCTTTATTATCAAGAAGAGCTCTTATGTATTCTTTTTCAGTTCTCTTATTGCCGTTATCATCATACAAATACTTAGCTTTATCATAACCTTGTCTAGTAAGATCAGTAATTACAGACTTAGAAGTTTCTTTTTTCCATTTTTCATCTGATTTAATATATAACATATAGTCATTCATCTTCATATTAGCCTCTCTATAAGTTTTGTATAGAGCCGTCTTCTCACCATTCTGTGTAAATAAATCTAGATCTCTGTTATTACCTATCCATTCATTCATTTTGTTTCTGATTTCTCTAACTCCTTTAGACCCTACTTGTTTTCTTAACCAAGAGTCACCATATGTGTTATACTTCTTAATAAAGTCATCAAGAGATATACCTTGATTTTTATTATACCCAAGTATTTTACCAGCCTCTTGTTTGCTCATTTTTTTATCAGCAATAGCTTGATCTAATACAGCAAATGTTGATTGGAAGTAAGGATCAAGAAACTCTTGCTTAGTCATTTGAGAAATATCACGGCTCTTATTTTTAAAGTTAATAGAACCAGTAACACCTCCTGACTTTTCTTCTTCAGTGGTTACTATGTTTTGATCTTCATACAACTGTATGTTACCTTTTTCATCTCTGTAGCCGGCACCATTTTCTATGATATTATCTTCATAGTCTTTTTGTTTTTGAAGATTGCTTTTGAATTCAGCTAATCTCATTGATGCAGCTTCTCTTGCTGCTATAAGCTGCATGCTATTTCTTTGCTTTTCTTCTAAGATCTTATATGGATTAGCTTCTACATCTATTTCCATATCTCTATATGCATAGATATTAGCTGCTTCATCAAGATCTTTCTGCATAAGTAATGATGCCATACCATTATCTACTTTATATCTTAATGACTTAAGATCTCCATAAGGATTTGTAAACCCTGTTGAAGTTAAAGGAGTTTTATTTTTACCATCATTGAGCATTTTGTTTTCATTCTCAGCTCTTGCCAAAACTTTATCATTGATATCCTTATTCATTTTGTACTGCTCTAGCATCATCTTTGCTGTAGGAGATGCAGTACCATTATCAATTTGTTTTTGAATATCTTTTATTTGATTATCATAAACAGAAGAGTTAACTTGAAGTTGTTTATATCTTGCATCACTCTGTGCTTTGAGCACATTAAAACTGTTCTCAAGATACTTCATTTCTGCAGCATTCTTGTCTCCGCCAAACTGTGCAGCATTAGAATAAGCATAGTCTTTTCTATCTACATATGCTTGCATTTTATATTTAGATTGAATAGACGGATCACTACCTAATCTAGCTTCAAATAACTTTTGTAAAGGTTCAGTAAGTGCTTCACCATTTTTGGTTTTAACAATAAACTTACCACCATCACTAAAATCTACTTTTTCAATAGATAAACCTGAGTCTTTAGCAATCTTTTCTGCTTTACCTAATACATCTACATTAGGTACATACTCAGCATTTTGAAAACCCATTGCATCTTCATCTGTTGCTTCTTTAAACTCATCTCTTAGATAGTTCATTCCTCTAACGCCCTCTTCCCAATATTGTGTTCTTTGTTCAGTTTCATTTGAATTTCTGAATATCTCAGCACGGTTAAGTTGGTTGTTATAGTTTTTAGTCCAAGCCATGTCTTTCATCAAACCTTTATCTTCATAAAAAGGCTTGAATACTTGTGTAGCTTGAGCAACATTTTGTTCAAGTGACAAATCTAATTGAGATACTCTCTTAAGGTTAAACTCAATGTTATTTAAATACTCATCTTTCTTTTTTATATTACCATCTCTTGTTAAGTCAGCATAATAATACTGACTATACATTTTGTTTAAAGCCTTCCAGTTTGTATCATACTGAGTCTGCTTTGTCTGCATTACATTAGCATAAAAGTTCAGATCCGGTTGAAAGGGTTGAAACTGTGGTATATAATCTGTGACTCCTTGTAGATACGTAGCCATAATGTTTTTTATCTATATTGTAAAACTATTAAAATTTTTTAAGTTTAATAAACATATAAAGTTTATAGGAAGATTGGCCAATCAGTATATATGTAACCTCTTTGAACATTTCCGCCTTTTTTAGACTTAAACTTATCTATTACTAATTTACCTGCTACATCTTCTTTCAATCCAGCTGCTAACAAATCTTTGTAGTATTCTGCTTCAGTTGCTCCTGGTTTTTCAGGAGTAAGTTGTTTCTCAGTTGGAGTATAAATTACTTTACCTCCAGGGCCAGCAAGAGTTTGATAGTTAGGATATAACTGATTCAATGCATCTGTCTTCCACTTATTAGTAACGGCTGTGTTATATGCTTGTCTTAAGTTAGCTCTACCTTGTCTGATAGCATTATCAAACTGTTGATTAGCAATAGTGTTTTTATCATACACTCTAGCATTCATTGCTTGATTAAGCATATTTTCTTGGTTTCTTATACCAACTTGATTAGCTTCAAACTGATTAGCAATATTGACATTCTGATTGTTAATGTTAGATAAGGTATTTGCAGCAGCAGCAGCTCCTTGTCCTTGTATTGCAGAAAGTCTAGCACCTAAAGCTTGTGGTCCGGCAAATTGGGCACTAGCTTGTGCAGCAATGTTAGCGTCCTCAGATTGTTTAGCTAGCTCTCTACTAGGATCTAAGAATGTAGGTCTTGGTTCTTCAAGATCAACTCTTGCTTCCCAAGGCATATATTTTTTAGTACCCATTAGTTCACCAAATGCACCCATAGTATTTACAGTATCTTGTAACCACCATTGAGCTTCTGGTTTTGGTGGTGTTGTGATAGCACCTTCTTCTTCTTCAGTTTCACAATCATTACAATTACCATCCTCATCCATACCAGGATCAGATCCATCAGGACATTCACATCTTTTCTTTGTAGAAGTACATGGAAGACAGTTACCGTTTTCATCTTTTCCTACAGTGTATTTTTCCATTGTAGCTTCATCAGTACATTCACACTCATCAATGCCTGTGTCTTCTGGTTCTAGATATACCGCTTCTTTCTTTTCAAATTTTTCATTTGCTTTTTTAATACAATCTGCATACAAAGGATTAGCAGATAATCTTGCAACAGCTGCTTGCATTGCTTCTTCATAACCAGGATCACCTTTTCTTTTTCCTTTAAGATAAGCAGGAAATGCTCCTAATATAGCATCTTCAATATCTCCAGATTTAGCGATTTTTTTACAAACACCTGATGCTACTGATGCTTCTGATGCATTACCTTTACCAGAATGCCATGATACTTTTTCTCCTTGCCCTCTACTACTTCTATAATAACCTTGTGCTTTTGATCCGGCACCTGCCACTTTACCTTGTTTCCATCCTTCATCTGTTGGAGCCTTAGTAACTTTAGAAGCTCCAATACCTTCTACAGTAACTCCGTCTGGAGCTTTAGGAAGATATCCACCATAAGCCATTTCAGTAGGATGGTATGGAAACATATAGTCTTGTTCTAACATACCACCCATCTGCATCATCATATCTTGTTGAGGCATACCCATTTGATCAGCAGACATTCCAGGATTCATCACAGCCATATCTTCTTCAGCCTGTGGTTCTATGTTAGGTTCTTGACCTGCATCTTCTGGAGCTTGTTCTTGTGCTTGTTGTTTTTGTGCAGCAAGTTCAGGCATAATCTGTTCTGGGCTAATATTATTAGCATCCATATATGGTTTTGCAACTTCAGGAATTCCTTGAGGGAATCCTTTCTTAGCTTCCTGTGCTAATGCTAATGCTCCTAACTTAATAGTATAGTTCTTAATCATTAACTCAGCTGTGTTTCTTGCTATTTCATCTGACTCAGGATCTTGAAGTATCTTTCTAAATTTATTTAGGTCATATGGTTTTGATAACTCTGCCGGAGTGTATCCGCCTTTCTTAACTGGTTTATTAAACATCTTAAGAATAGTAGGGTCAGTTATCTTCATTGACTGTGTGTCACTATAGATGAAACTGTCATCCGGAAGATTAAGTGGTACACCACCATCAGAATGTCTTGGTCCTGTAATAGTATAGAATGACGGCATACCACTTCCATCAATATTTCCTATTACAGTTTCCCCACCTTCAGCTTCTAGATTAGCTTTGCTTCTTGGTACTTTACTGATAGTGTTTCCAACTTTAGGTCTTTCTTGTCCTATATATGCATTATAGTCAACCCCACCCATTGCAGGTACATCATTTACTAAAGCTCCTTGAACTTGGTATCCAGTTCTTGCTTGCGGTAATCTTTTTATTTTAACTCTCATTGGTTAATAATTTAAGTATTCTACTTCTCCACCATTTGCTAGGAATTGTTCTAATTCTTCTTCAGTCATTTCAACTTCATCACCTTCAGAATAATTACTTGTTCCTCCATATTGTGCAGATCTGCTTCCCCATGTTTGACCTTGTTTATCTGGTCTATAAAGACCTGTATTAATATCATAATCACCAGAATCTGTACTAGGATCAGAAGTATAGTTATTATCAGCTGTAGTATTAGCATACATCATAGCTTCAGCATTTCTATTTCTGAATCTATTTATACCACCTGCTAATCCTTCTATTTTAGCATTTGCACTTAGTAGGGCTCCTTGTCTATCACCAAGCCATTTACTTTTAACTTTATAATCTTCAGTGTATTCATCAGGCATATAGTTAGCTTCTCCTTCTAGTTTCTTTCTACTGTCCATCATCATCTGTTGACCAACATCTTTAGAACTTTTAGTAGGCATTCTAAGATCATTATTAACAGGACTATCAGCCATAGATACCGGAGACTCTGTTCCGTATAATGCTATAGGTAAATATGGTTCCATAACACCACCATATTGTTTTTGTGTTGGTCCTGCTTGATTTACTTTTCCAGGAGCATTTAACATAAATGGAACTTTACCTTCAGGATTTCTAGCAACTTTTCTTTCATTTCTCATCATCTCTCTTTCACCTTGACGGATCTGTCTTTGAGCTTTATTAGATAAACCTGCTGTATTTGAAAAGCCTGCTTTAGGTTGTGTAGATTTATTAGCAATACCTTGTTGCTTTTGTTGTTCCTGTTGAGACCCTGGTGTTGCAAATGCTAACTTTCTATCTTCAGGTTTTCCAGTAGGATTAGTATTGTATGTTACACTAAATCTTCTTCCTTTTCCTGTAATGTTTTGAACTTGAGCATACGGATTAAATCCTGGTATACCTTTAAACATCTCTCCAGTATTTTTATTATAGGCTCCTTTAGTCTTTTTTAAATACTGATGTCTCTGAGGAAAGTTTGCTGGAAAATATGTTTGAAATAAACTTTGAGGTTTATACCCATAAGCTGAAGCATACGGATTATATTGTTGAGTCTGTGTAGTTGTAGTTTTCTTTTGTGTAGTAGCAGGAGTATTACCAAAACCTACACCTGCTTTATTACCCATTTCAAATAGTTCTTTAGCAGATAGATCATCTCTTAAAGACATACCTAGTTTATCACCTACTCTTTTTCTATAGTCTTCATATTGATCTGTATTTTCATCTGTTTCACTTCCTTCTTCATCTCCTACATATTTGGTTAAACCGCCATATTGGAAATAAGGATCTGTTACATCTTTTGAATATACATCATCTATGTCAGATTGATCTAGACCACCATATACAAACTGTTGAAGATTACCAAACTGATCAGGCATAGGATTGTTTACTAATCCTCCTTGTTGCTTTTTATTTTTGTTCATGAATGCTATACGGGATGCATCATATACAGGAGGCATAGTTTGTCCTTTTACCTTTGTAAAAGCTGTAGTATTTGGTGTAATGGAATTATTTAATAATACACCGCTACCTGGTGCCAATTGTTGCGGAGCTGTTGCATTTGGATCAGTTACCCAACTATCAAATATAGTTTTTTTTGGTTGAATAGGATTTTTCTGAATCACATCAGGAATGGTATTATTATCCATATCCCAGTTAACTGACTTACTAGCAGCTTCAGAACCTGTTGCATTAGCTACATCTTTAGTAGATTTATTATTAACTGTGTTTCTTACAGTTTCTGTAATTAATCTACCCGGGGTTTTAGTTTTTTTCTTACTGTATCCATAACCATATGCTTGAGATAAAAATGGATTACCGGCTAATTGCATTAATGGACTTTGACCAAACTCAATAGAGTATTCTTTTGGTCTACCAAATATACCAGATCTTCTTACATCAAATTTAGTAACAGGTCCATACATACCAGGAAATACCGGCATTCTTCTCATAGCTCTATTAAGTTGACGCATAGCTCTTCTCTGACCACCAAACTGCATATAGTCTTGACCATAATCTTCAGGTATAAAGTTTTGAAGATTTGGATTCTGCATCATTTGGTTATGCATGGCTTGCATTTCTTCAAACTGTTCTTCAGCTTTTTGTTTTGCAATTGATGCATTACCTTCTCTTTTTACAGCACCTACAAAAGCATCAAGTCTATTCTTTCTTAAGTCATCACCTCTTGGATCTGCATCAGATGCTTTTATGTCTTGTTCTTCAGTGTCACCACCATTTGCTTTCTTAACTAATTTAAGAATAGAGTTAACATATCCCTTCTTAGTTTTAAAACCACCCATTCTGAATTCTTCAGGATTAACTACAGGTTCAGTATAATCAGATTCATCTTCTGAAACTGACATATCTTCATCTGTAGGTTCTGACCAAGCTATTGCTGCTGCATCATTACTTAAGTAATCACTCATATCAAAGGGTATATACTCAGATACATCTGGCATGACTATAGGAGTTTCAGATGCTGGCCAACTAGTTTGGTCATTATTCATTGCTTCAACATAATCAGCTTCTCCTCCGTCATCTTTTCTTGGCATACCTCCATACTTCAGCATGTCTTCATCACCTAAACCTTCATCATCTTCACCACTATCCTCCATAGCAAGATCAGCATTACCTCTGATTTTACTCATAGATTTTTTCTCTCTTACTATTTCATTACCTATTTCTTCTACTTCTTTTGGTTCTGCTTCTTCTTCCGCTTCTGTTTCATCAGATTTTTCTTTATCAACTTGAGATTCTACAGTAGCATATATTTGTTGAACAAACTGATTTGCCACAGCCGGATCTAAGTCATAAGCATTAACAAGTTTTGCTACTGATGCTTCATATGGTAAGTTATCATTTATGTCTTTAAGAACTACTTGAGTTAACTCATCTGCAGGATCCGCTTGTGTTTCTTGGACAGCTCCTGGATAACCTAATTCATCAACACTTGGTTGACCACCATAGTCCATTCTTTCTAAGAACTGTGCAGTCTTATTGATATACTTTCCGTTTCCATCTGGAGACTTATATATTCTTACTTTTTTCTTCATGTGCTAAGATATATATTAAATATACTAAATTTTAAATTAATGGCTAAACTTATAAAGTTTAGTCTACATCTTTTACTATATAACCTTGTGCTACAAGATCTTTTATTTCTTTATTAGATAACTCAGATACAATACCTCCTTTGGCAAAACCTTTCTTACCATAGTTCATGTCTCCGGTCTTAAGTCTTTGCAACTCATCATATTGTCTTTCACTTGCTACATTGCCTTGTCTCTTAACAGTAGCTATAAGATCTTCAAAATATTTTTTATTTTTTGCACTGTACTTGTTTATCTTCATTAAGTCTAGGAAGTAATCTGGGTTTTTTATTTCTTTAGTAAACACAGCTCCTTTAGACATACCAAGCATTAATGGTCCCGGAGGTCTATCAAAATAATCTTTTACTTTACCCATAAAAGATTTATTACTTGAACCAGGTAATTCTTTCGGTGTTTCACTTACTTTGTATAAACCTTGTTCTTCCTGAGGAATTACAAACTCTCTATCTGAAGCCCTGCTTAATGTTTTATCATAATTTTGAAACTCTTCAAGTTTGCTTTTAGGAACTTTTAGGTTTATGATTTCTGGATCTTTAAACTCTCTATCTGTTTTGTACCAATCTAAATCTGCTTTGTCTTTTGTAAACCATTGTCCAAAATATTTTTCTCTATCTTTAAAATGTTGAATAGCTTTTTCATTTTTAAACATTGGTCCCAATTTACCTTCTGCAGCAAGTTCCGCCATTGGTCTGTCACCTTTTTCTTGTATTCTCCAAAGATCTATTAATTCTTCTTCACTAGGAACAACTTCTAATTTTTTAGTTGCTTTAGGTGGTTTAACTTTCTTATATCCTTGTAACCAATGTTCTTTATATAAATTTACACCAGGTTCATATATACCCACATGTCCTTTAGGAACTCTAGTGTCAAATGCTTCAGCACCTATTTCTTCTGATATCCTATAATCATCAGCACCTTCATATCTTGGATATATTTTCTCATTTGATAAAGGTACTTCAGCCATATACTGTGTATCATACCCTGCTTTATATCTATCTAAAGGTTCTCCTACATTATAAAATGTAGCATCATATCTTCCAGTTTTCTGATTGGGTCTTAAAAGACCTGACTCAACTGCATCTAAATATCCTTCTTTACCACCAAGCATTCTGTATGCCGCTTCTTTATCAGCTTTAAATGCCCATGGATTATATTTGTATGCCTTTTTTAGAGGGGAAGCTTGTATAAGATTTTTACCTACTGTTTTAGTTACATTAGCTACATTACCTACTCCTTTAATTATTGATGGTGCAGCTGCAGCTATATCGTATGGTAAAGTATAATTCAAAAGATTTAATGTCATAGCATGTTCATCTGTAACACCTGCCATTTTTTCTCCTGATAATATTCCTGGAGATTGTCTATAACTTGCACCATAACCAGAGTTACCAGATTTTTCTAATGCATTTGCCGCAACAGCACCTAGAGCATCCCATCCTGCTAATGTTTCAAATGCTCCTAGCTTAGAATTTTGAATGTCTTTTTGTTCTTTTTTAGTTAAGCCTGCTATAGGTATTCTGCTAGATACACCGGGTGCATAAACATCTCCGTAAAGTTCTTGCAGTCCTGCTAAAGTTCTAGACCAATAACTTGGTTGTAGTTTGCTTTCATACTTAGAGTTAGCTACAATTTCTTTTTCTTTTTTACTTAACTCATCAACCCATTCACCTCTTCTGTTTGGAGAAAACTTTTCTTTCTTGCCAAGTTTCTTAACTATAAAACTATTCTTTTTATAGTCATATGCTTTCTCAAAGTTTCTTTCTACATCTTCTGGAAAGTTTTCCATATTATAACCCTGAGCTTTAAGCAATCCTTGATTAGTTCCTTTAAGATATTCTTTTTTCTTTTCATCAATGAATGCTTGCTTAGAGTTTTTCTTTTCATACTCATTAGAAAACTTTAACCAGTCCGGAGCTTGTGCTTTTTTTTCAATCTCTTTAATGTTACCTACACCTTGTTTAAATTCTTCTGGTGCTTCCGGAAAAGGAGTTACTGACTCATACATTTCATCATTAACTTCTACAGGTGGTCTGTACTCTAGCTGTTCTTGTTCCTCTTGTTTCTTTTTTCTTCTTTTAAATCTACCACCTTTATCATATTGGTTTAATGAAGGTATAGAAATATCTTCTACTATGTATCCACCTTTTCTATACTCTTCTATTTCATCATCTGTAAGCTCTGCTTCTATAAAACCTGGAGAAACATCTTTATAATGTTCTGCAAAATAATTAGCATCATCATCTGTATCAAATCTTATGGCTTCATTTGATTCTGGACCATAGTCTCCTAACATCAACTGACCATTTATATCTTGTATTTGTGGTACAGCATAGTTATCCATACTTGCCATGTAATGAGTACCTGTATTTCCATCATCAAATTGATATGGATTATCAGGAAGATTAATCATTCTTTGAGCTGCAGGATTACCAAATTCATTAGCATAAGCAAGTCTTGCTTTCATCATAGCACTCATTGCATCTTGTTCTCCACCATCTTGCATTCTTGTCTTAGGCTCAAACCTGTTTACATATGCATCATAGTTGACTTGATTATCTCTTAATGGTAATTCAGGTATACCACCTACTTTGAATTCATCTCTGTTACCAATAAAGTTCTGAGAGACTCCG